TCTTCATACCTCCTGTTTGGGAAAATTATATGACATCAATCTGTTAAGTTTTATCTATATTCCAGCATTGTATCTCACTCCTAATACCTTTAATGATTTTACCCCCGGGGCGTTCATATATCAAGAAATTACGTGGGAGTTAATATTAGTTAAAAAAAGAATCCGCTAAATACAAGGCCTGCACGGTTTGAATGTACGAATAATGTATAAATATATCAACTTTCAAACCGTGCCGACCACTGTAAAATACTATCTACTCAGTAGTTCGTTCACTCTCTTCTGAATCTTTTCGGGGTCGTATCCAGCTTTTTTGAGCTTAGTCTTACGCTCTTCGCCGTTCCCCCATCTACCAGCAATAACCTCTCTTGCTATTTCATCTGTGGACTTAACGTGCGAAGCCTTTACCAGCTTGTTGACCTCTGCCTGAACTTTCTCATAGTTGTACCCAGCCTTGATCAACCTTGACTTTCTAACGTCACCATTCCCCCATCTACCGGCGAGGACTTCTTTCGCTATCGTTGCAATAGACTTCTTCTTTGCGGTTGGTTTGGTTGTCGGTGAAACTGTGGTCTTAACTCCTGCATACTTCTGCCAGGTCGTCTTAGATATGTATGCCTTGTCGAGATCAAGATCGCCATTGTAGCCGTCGAGTCTTCCATGTGATGAGTACTGTCTGATGACACAGTCATAGGCTCCCTCATTCCAAGGAGTCTTCTGGAATCCTGTATACTCATCATCAGCATACTGGGCTATCCAAAGTGGGTATCCAGAAGACTTAACTCGATCCATAGCAGATTTCTGAATATATATGAACGGCTTGATTCCCGTCCGCTTATGGACATAGTCGCACCATGCCTCGCACCACTCTGTATCGTCTCTGCCAAATCTAGGATTGTTGTCGGCTTCCCAATCAAGGGCTATGATCCCCTTACCGATGAACTTCTTTATCTTATCTAAGAAGAAATCTGCCTCCTTCTTGACATCTCCACCATTTGCATAATGAAACATACCTAATAAACGCCCAAGTTTAAGTGTCTTATTGGCATGATCATTGAAACATCTGTTGAAGTAGTCTGAACCCTCAGTAGCCTTAACTATTACAAAGTCACAAGATACCTTAGAGAGATTGATTCCATCCTGATGCGCTGATATATCTATTCCATTCATTAGAAGTCACCCTCTTTCTTCCAGAATCGTTTGAACATCTCTATGAGCTTTTCCCAGCCAAACATACAAATATAAGCTATAAGAAATGCTGCAAACAAAATAGCCACCGGATAATACCACACAAATACAATATTATAATATGAAAGAACCCCAAATAAAAAGACCTCACATACAATGATGCTCGTGATGAGTACCTGTAGTGAGGTTGGTATCTTTTTAAGGAATCCTAATTCTTTTGTAAACTGTGTAATGACTGTGATCACAGTGCAAATAACTGCAACTGCGATAAGTAATAATGAGATTTTCTCCATTTTGATCTACTCCTTTCCGTGATCGTTTGCATTAATGGGAAGTTTTTCAACCTCATTCATGACACGTTCAGCCGTGCCGTTGCCGCCAAGCCGTTTATAAGGCTCGTATAAATAATTCTTGAGGTTGTCATACTCATCCATCGTTACATATGCGGGTGACCGTTCAAGATAGCTTTTCCCTAAGTAAAGTATCCTGTCATGCGCCAACCCCATCAGCATGTCTGATTTAGCATCCTTTTTATTTGACCGGTTTAGCAAAAATGCCCACAACCCGGATGATGCCAATACCGCGACAATTATTGACACTATTGTTTGTATCCATATGTTCATAGTTTATATCCTTTCTTACGCGATTCTTACTGCTTTTATAGTCCCCATGACAGCTAAATCGGCACCAGTCTGTTGAAATGCTTGAAGATGGTATGTGGTTTCTTCAGTAATACTGACGATCCACTGACACTGAACCCAAGCTGTCATCGACGATGGCATTCCAGGCTGTACCTGTGCCGTCACATCATAGCCCTGAGTTGAATCGGCAAATCGAGCTGCCAATCTACCGCCTTTTGATGCTCCGAATGCGTTCGTCCCCATCAACACATACACTCCAGCTGGAAGTTTCAAATACGCTCCAGTGTTTGTCCAAGTGGCATTCTTAATTGTTTTCTTTGCGCCAGCATCTCTAAGCGTCTCACCAATACGATTGCCATTACGATAAAATGAACCATTTGTCGTTATATTCTTGTTCACAACTAATCCATCACCAATGCTTACCTCAGATCCGCTCAACTGTATCCCCATGGTGCCTGTTATTTTTGCACTCTTACCCGTCATTCCTACTGTACTTCCGCTCAATGCGGCGACTCCAGGTTCAAATGTCGCGCATCCAATACCTGCGGCATCAGGTGCTTTTGAACCTATGGTAACTTTACTTCCATTGTTTTGGATTACCATATTGGCAGTAGTTTGTCCGTTTTCTGTACATGGCACATTTACACTAAAACCTTCCGAAAACTCCCCAAATGCACCTGTTATTTTTGCACCCTTTATGGTCCCGGTTGCTTCAACGTCCTGAGCAAACAAATCATCGACATTAATCTGTTTAGCTGTTACAGTCCCTGCCCTTAACTTGTTACCGTCTATTTCTACTGTATCTGGATAATAAATATTATCTGCAATGCCATCAGCAGTCTTCTGAGCATTGTTTGCTTTATTCCACGCTTCCTTGGCTGCTTCATAGCTACTTGACAAAGATACCTGCGAATAATAGATGTCCCCATTTGTCATTATTGTCTGATCGACAAAATATAGTCTATTAGTTGCTCCATTTTGATACGCCGGCTCTGTTTTCGTCCAGCCAGATGGAATAGCAGCACCATCTGTAGGTTTAGACGGTGCCGCTGCGCTTGCTGACTGTAGTTTGTAATATCTCGTAACAGATTCGATATCTATTATTCTTGAGATGGTTATTTGAGCTCGTGGCTTTTTAACTTCAGCCATACAAAGCACCTCCTATTCAAGCTGACATGTATATACTTCGGAGTTCAATACATTTTTGGCTGAGACCGTATATGTTGCGCCTGTTGCTATTGGAGTAGAACTTGATGTTACAGTTCCCTTATACCATTTAACTGTGCCAAGACCTGATACAACACCGCCATCGCCTATCTTCTGCTCCACAGCCCCCTTAAACACGTGAGCAGTTAGAACAGTTTCTCCAGTATTGTTCTTGAATATGCTGCCATTGGATGTTGTAATGGTGAGCGTTATAGCATCAGATCCAGCATCTCCTTTTGCACCTGTAGCCCCATGTGTGCCTATGATAGTTGGTACAGTGTTCGATGTTGTGTTGTTTGAATATTTTATCTGCTGATATGACCACAGATACTTCTTTGTGGTGTCCGTAGCCTGCATAGTAGTCGTAAATCCGGTTGTAGCCGTTGTTACTCCTGTAGATGCCGTTGTAGCAAGGTAGTAATTTGTTACCCCTGTAATACTAACCCCCTGACTTCCTGTCTGTCCTCTATCACCATATGTACCGATGATTGCCGGTGCAGTGTTAGTAGGATTGCCTGATGAGTATGAAATCGTCTGATATGCCCAGAGATACTTCTTTGAGGCATCGGTTGTCTGGATAGTGTCAGTCCAACCAGACGTAGCCGTTGTTACATTACTAGCAGCACTAGTCGCAAGATAGTGCATCTTTACACCAGTTATACTGATTCCAGATGCCCCTGTCTGTCCCGTCTGTCCTGTTTTTGCAACTGCAAACGAGAACTTCTTGTTGATTGTTACATCGTCAACACTTATTGGTATTGTCGCCTCGCAAGCTGTGGTAATGAGTGCCGTTATCCTGAATGTTATCTTCGGACTCTTTGTTCCACTATTCTCTACTGTTGCAGTTATACCAGTGGGGCATACAATGCTCTTTGCATCCACATTAACTGTAGAACACTGATTCGATCCACAATATGCTACTGCCTCAGTTGTACAACTTAAACCTGCCGGTGCACCAGATGTGTTTCCTATAAATGTATACGCCTCAGACGTCAATACAACGTTATAGGCATCTGAAACATCTAAAATAGTAATCTGATCTGCTGATTTTATAGCCATAATATAAATCCTCCTTAATCCGTTATGAGTTCACACATAAATGTCACTTTTACATCTACGTCTTCTGGCGAAAGGGTAAAAGAAAACCCGCCATTACTCATTCTCGAGTCGGCGGATGAAATAATCCCGTATGAATCTTCGTCTAACCTCTGCCATTTCCACTGAATATATGCAGAGTTTCCATATACCTCGTGCAACCTGTCTATATCGGTTATCCTATCTTTCCCATGATATATAACAACCGATAACACCGTGGATACCGCATTATTCTTAAATACAGTACCTCGCGATGATTCTATTCTGAGAAGAGTTGTGATCTCCTCTCGTACGTTTTCTATATTGTTTTGTATGTTGTCTATTGTTTCACTCAGCTTACCCGTTTCTTTGAGTATTACCTCATCAACCTCTACATCAAGTTTAAAATCTCCATTTTGATTTTTATAATACTTGATGTGGCTACTGTCTCCGCCAATAGATATCTGCCCGTCTTTATCCTGATATATGCCTTGTTCTACACTATTTACATCCGATTTTCCACCAGAATATATAGAGCGATCGGTAAGGTTAAATCCACCAATAGCAGCGCATATAGCACTTAAATCATCGACATTGATTCTATCGGCGTCTATCTCACCAACAGCAAGTTTTCGTATTTCTTCCACGTCATCTAATCTTGCTGCCGGTGATGATACATTACCTATAACAGTTGCAGTATGGTCTTTCACAAGTACCATAACTTGATCATCTACTTTTGTATCCGCAGTTGTCTGAACTGGCATAAGACTCGATGATCCATCTATTTGCACATACAATTCATTGTTTTGTTTTATGATTTTACCGAAGACCGTATCCCCACTACTTTGAGTGACATCATTTGTCGCTTTGACAAAACGTGACACCAAATCATCAGATAGTTTTAACAATCGGCATCACCCCCATAAACTGTTTGTATATATTGCTTTTTCTGTTACTGGACACCCCGGAACACAACTTATTGACTGACTTATGATTTTTGCTTTTTGGTTAATTACCCCAGCTTTCTTATAGTCAAGCAATACACAATCACCAAGGCGAACCGGATAATACCCATGTTTGTAACTGATTGTGTATTCTATTGTCGATAGATTCTTCAACAGATTTTTGGTGTATTCCTCCACCTCCCTTTTGCTTGGTGTGCCAGTCAGAGGTATACTTGTTGGTCGGTAGATGATTTCTCTGCCTCGGTTAACTGTAGATATTGGGCTGTCAACACTATCATTAACAACTCTTGAATTGATGATGTTTGTTCCACTTACACATGACACCTCCACAACATTTGGTATGCCGTATAAATCATGACTTACAGATATATCTGGAAACAATATAGAACTGTTGCCATCGTCAAATGTTGTTATGGGTATCAATGTGGTAATCTCCTGTACTGGACAGAATATTATACGACTCAATTCGTCTAACCCTATCTCGTATTTAGCTATCGATATAAGGTCTTTTACAAATGTTAAATACTTATCATCTGTATTAGCCACGAAGTTCTTTTCTAGTGTTTTATTATCATCCGTACCAATCACTGGTGCTCTGGCATGGTCTCTGCAAATCCGTAAAGCCCCCTCCATGATTGACTCGCCTTTTTTCATTGCGTATCCAAGTGGTGGTGGATTTTCTTTCAACTCTATCAATGGTGTATATGCATCGGCAGACATTGTCTTTGCCTTACCATCGAAACCAGTGGGCATCGTCTGAACCAGAAAAGTTCCCAGAGAAAACTTCTCCCGCAATCCATTTTGAACAGTTATGAGATAAACTCGTATATAGCATTCGCCTATATCGTCAGCCAATTCAAGAGTAGCAGAACCAAGTGTGTCCGTATCTGCATCTCTTGATATTGTGCAAGATTTTACATATGTTAACTGCTGTACATCTGCCCACGTACCAGGATCGACTATGTAATACTCGAATGTCTGTTGCATGGATTTACTCCAATCTGGCATATTACATACCTCCTTCAACCCTAGTAACACTAAACTGTATCGGGATGCTCAACTCGCAATGTGTCTGTGAATACGATACCTTGACATTTGCCCAGTATCCCGTGCCAGACGGTTCTCTGACATATACATCGCCTTTGTATATTGCTAGTCGACGTATTTCGTTCAATGTATCAATATCAGTCCCTGGGATTACCACAGACCAGTTAGAAGTATGCCCTATTTGTGTACCGTAGTAGCTCACGGGTTCTTCTCTTCCCGTATATTCCACGAATTCCACATCTGGTTCAAAATTATCTGACACATCGATGTTGTATGGCAATCTTAATATCGACCGAGTTGTTAGATCATCTTCTGTTAATTCCTCAGTATCAGTACGATTTATCCACTGTTCATTCCATTGAATGATTATCGCTTTCTCATTAACTTCTCTGGACATATCATCGAACACAACTGCCCCTGTCTTGTTATTAACTATGACCACCCTATATACTGCGGTGTTTAGGGCTGGGTGTGGATCAATTATTGTATAACCGGCGTTAGGTATGTCCTTTGCTATTTCCGTAAACGTACCATCAAACTCTTTTCTATACACCGATATAGTCGCGTACTCTGGTACTATCCCATTACCTAATACTGCTCTTGGCGATATCATTGCAATTAGCATATCGTAGTTTATTGTTACTGTGCTTACATTAATCAATTCCGCTGATTCTGGGTACTGAACCGTAAACACTATACCTTTAACTGATGCAGTCAACCCAGAGTTAAATGATGCGGTACATACCAATTCATACTCAAAAGAATCAACCAGATCTATGTCATACGCACTCAAACGTATATCTAATACATTAGAATTCTGTACAGTGTAATACCTCGAAAATATCGTATCTCCAGCATTCACTCTAGTTTTTTCGCCTAATATATTAGTGGTCTCATATGTTTTGTTTGCTATGATACCCAATGAGCATCCAATCATTGTCTGATCATCTGCATATGCTTTACATTGTATATTCATCGGATAGCTTGAAAATATACTATTCTCTGACAAATTCGCCACTGTCACAGATAATTCCGGGTCAGAATACACTTTGACTGTTCTTTTTGTTGACCATTCGGAATACTTTTCGGTTACACCAGCTGTTTTTACCTGCCAGATTATTTCTGTTATAGTACTCCATTTTGAAGTATCTATCTCATAATAACAATTAACCTCGTCTTTACCTATGTATTTATCAAGCGGTATTTCTTTGCGTTCCTCTGGCGGTATCTGTATTGCTAGCATTGCATGAGTCTGTTTTGAACCGTCTTCGGAATTCTGCTGCCAATACAACCTGATCTTTTCACCTTTTCGTATACTATTTGCCGTTGTCCAAGTAGTTGGTGCAGCCGGTGTTGTACCTATGGCAATAGAACTTACCGGTGACCATGGCGATGAGCCTGCACTGTTAACAGCTCGTACTCTGAAATAGTATCGGGTTCCTGTAGTAAGCCCTGTTATTTCAGCATGTGATACATTTGCATCGACAGTGGTTGAACTCACAGATCCCGAATCAAAATATATCTTGTGATCTGTATATTGAACTTCATAGCTTTTGGCAGACGCAATCTTCACCCATTGTATCTGAACACTTTCGGTTGTAAGAGCAATAAGCTTTGTTATGACATCTATCTTGCTTGGCGCTGATTTGGTATCATATGACCATTCACTCCATTCGCCGGCAATAGTCTGTTTACCTAATACATTTATACCACGACAACGGACATCGTATGTGCATCCTGCATCCACAGTCAGTTTTATAGTTGCTGAACATGCAAGTACTTTTGCTTTTGCTGTTCGGCATTCTTTTTTATTTTTAAGAATGTAGAATTCTACCTGATCCACTTTTGAATCGGTGATATTCTCAATCTTAGCTGTTAATGCATACTGTTCCATTGATACTGTCGGTGCCGATAACTGTTCTGGAGTATTAACACCTTCTACATTCTTCGTTACTGAAGACACATCACCTGTCCAGTAACTCTTAGTTACCTTTGTGGTAGTATTTCCGTTTTTAACATCCACCGTGTATGTTGTCGAATATGGACGGACATCAAATCTGATCTTTACTGCATTTTCTGGAGGAGAATATGTTGCATTCTTGAGTTTGACAGACGATGAACCGCCATCAAACCACACTCCGTCCCCAGTCGAATAATACCAATGTATATTAAAATGATCGGTGTTTTTTATAGGAACTAAAGAAGGCGAGTCAGTCCCCACCTTCTTCACATACTGCAACGACACAGTGCTATTCAAAGTCTGTTTGCCATCAGTACTTTTTCCTATAAGAGCATTATTACCGTCAACATTTGCAACATACCACTGTTTTTTCTTGACTTCTTCTGTTGCTTTTACACCGTTTGTGAACTCGACTATATTATTTCCGCCAGTCCCACAAAACTCTACTATTGTACCTTTTGCTACTGTACCGGAAGAAACTTTTATCACAGGTTCTGAAAAATCCCATGATGCAAAATATGTGTTGTCTGTACCAGACTGTTTAGTTATCTTTAAATTTGAAACTTTATAACCCATATTTAAACTCTCCTTCCTATCGTAGCCGCCCTCACTAGCTGCTCAACAGCTGCCGCAATACTACTTCCATCGTCATAAGTTATTCCGTTCACGTTATATGTATTTCCTGGAGTCTGATTAATGTTCTTGGCTAATCTGTCAATAGCATCTATAACATCAGAATTTCCATTTTGATTATTCCTGCGCTCAAGTAACGCATCCACTGAACCGGATCTAAGTCCTGTGAAAATCTGTGGATTTCTGTTGAGCATATTATTGATTGCATCCATGCTACTTGTCACATTGCCCATATCGACTACAGGCGTGATTGTTGGCTCATAATCAAGGTCAAGATTCAGAGCATCTGAAATCATCGACATTACTGTGCCAGCCTTGTCTACAACGGTATTGGACAGATCGCTTACTGATGCATATACCTTACTGCTTCCGCGAGTAACACCTATGGCAAGACCTTCTGCAAGATATCTACCTATACGCAGGAATACCTTAGATGGTGAATGCTCATCCAGTACTTTCTTGGTAATGGTCTCTGTATTCTTTGCCATCTGTCTTGCGGCATTGGTAGCTTTATATGATCTGTCTCGTATACCCCTGGCAAAACCTTCTACAAGATTCGCACCGATGTTGTAGTATCGGTTGTTATACTTCGACATTGCATCTGCTCCGTCGTCCGCAACTGTTCCCGCCGCCGATGCTACTTCCCCAGATTTATCACCGATTCCTTTCTTGAACACGATCATCGCTGAACTACCAGCATTCTCCCACTTCTGCTTTCTGCCATTCACTTTATTTATCATATTGTCGATAAATGTCGTTATGACAGAAGAAGCCTTATCTCCTGCATCGCCGAAAGCATTCACAAAGTTATCCAGACTGATTGTACCTATATTGTTGAGGCTTGCTGTGAACTGAGAAAGTCCATCAGCGTCAAATGTTGTCATCTGTGAGACAAAAGAATATAGAGTACTTATCTCATCTGTTACTGTTCCGAGCTGGGTTGTGTCTATGCCTGAAATACTTGTAGCATATGTATTTATTCGTGATCCCCATGTAACCAAAGCTGAGCCTAAATCATCCAAACAGTCAAATGCTCCATCGCTCAGATTCGACACTTGCTTCTGGAGATTGACCATCATTTGTCCAGCATTATCAGCAGCACTCACAGCTTCATCGCTTATGTTACCGCTGACTTTGTTTGAAAATTCGACCAGAGCCTCACCAAACTTTACTATATTATCGCCAAAATCATCTAGGTCTGTACTACCTGTGATCCAGTCCATAAAGCCGCCCTGTTCTGGTACTGCTTTATTAAGCTGAACCATAAGATCTCCTATATTCTTAGCATTAGTTATGGCAGCATCATTGATTGCGCCATTACTGCTGACAGTGTTACTGAACTCGACCATTGCATTACCAAAGTCTTTGATATTGCTACCAAATGTACTGAGATTCTTCTCACCAATAAAGCACTGCCATACTCCGCCTTGCGCTGGGATCTTATCGTTCAATGCAGCCATGATTTCGCCACACTTTGCAGCATTGTCTACAGCGTCTTTGTCTATTCCACCATTTTGAACTATCGTGTTTGAGAATGCGACTATAGCATCTCCAAAAGCTGTGATACCGTCAGAGAATGCGCTCATGTCCTTTTCGCCCATGATCTTCTGTGCCCATCCACCAGAACGCGGTATAGACTTCTGAAGCTCTGCCAGTACCTTTCCAGCATTTGCTGCTACGGTTACTGAATCACCGTCTACCTTACCCTTTGTCGCATTTGAAAATGCTACTACAGCCTCACCATAAGCAGCTAAATCTATGGCGAGCTGATCGTAGTCAACTCCACCCCCAAGGAATTTTGCAAGACTATCCAACAAACTGGCTGCTGTGAGTAACAGAAGTGTTTCTGCCAGTGCCTTAGCGCCTTCCATGGCTGTCTTATCAACCTGTGTCATTGTAGTGATAAAAGGTGAGATGTTTGTTGCAAACTTGGATAACTTTGTACCTATGTCCGGTAATACATCAGCAACGCTGGATACAAAACCACTCACGATACTACCAAAGAACTCACCTATTCCTTCACCTATGGCTGACAATAATGGTATCCCCTTGTCCAGGAAATCCTGTAACTCTGGATACTCACTAGATAGTGCACCAAGCGCTGCTATGAATAAGCCGATCTCTGTAACGATAGCAATCATAGCTGTAACACCTACTATTGCTGCAAGTGCACCTGTTCCAATGAGAGCCAAAGGTATCATAGCCACAGACATTGCCACGAGTAATATAGATAACGCGGTTGCGGTACCTATTGACGCATTCAGATCATATTTGTTCAGTAATCCAAGTATGACTCCCAGCTCGCCTACAACAAGACCCATCAAGGCCATAGCGCCTACAGTGGTAGTTGGAATCTTTTTTACCAAACTAAGCATTACCATAGATGCCGCCATAGCATTCAGCAATACACCCAATGCAATAGCACTCTGTATTGACGCCTCTACATGTAGTGCATTCATGGCACCCAATATAAGTGCTAATACTCCAACAACACCAGTCATGGTATATAGATTGTCTGTGACTGTCTTGGATATTCGTCCTGACCTACCCATAATTGCAAATGCTGAGGCAAACGATAAAAGCAATAACGATAATGCTGCTGAACTCTGAATAGCATTATCTGTATTTAGCATAGACATTGCCGCTATTACCCCACCGAGAACCACCACAACGCCCAACATCTGTACCATTGTTCCACGCATCTGTTTAGTATTCTTGCTAAATTTTGTAAGCGCCATCATTGCGCCGAACGATATCATAAGTGCAGAAATGCATGATGTTGCCACTGCTAACTTACTCGAATCCAGGAATGTAAGTCCGACTACAGCTGCCACCAATACGCCGATAGCCACTGTCATGGATATGATAGTGCCCTTTTTCACCTTCTCAGCATACTGTGATACATATATGAGTCCCCCGAATAAAGTCTCTAATATGGAAACAACCAGAGTCGCTCTTGGTAATGCATCAGGGTCTATCTGAGTAAGTATAAATATTACACCGGTTATGATAAGTAACGCTCCAGACATCATGAGCAACATGGCCCCAGCTTTAGCGGCATTTTCACCTGCAAGTTTTGATACTGCTATAATTGTGACAAACATTACTTCTATAATACCTATTATCTTGAGTCCTCGTTTAACTTCTGATTCATCAAGATAGCTTATCAATTTTATTACTCCAACAAGGACTCCGATGGCAATACTCATACCAAGCAACATAGTCCCTGCCTTGGAACCGTATTCACCTGCTGTCTGTGAAACTATGATTATGGCCTCAAACAACAATGTGATCAGACCTATCACTGCTATTCCATTAAGCACCTCATCACCATCAAGACCAGATGCAAGTTTTATAACTCCAACCATAATAGCCATTGCCACACTCATCTTGATAAGCATTTTTCCCGCCTTATCGGCATGCTCTCCTGCAAAGTATGAGACTGCCACCATCTTTATGAAGAACCCCTGCATAAGTTCTATCACTATTACTCCCTGAAGAACTCCCTCCGGGGTAAGCTTAGCCAGCACCTCTATAGCTTTTGCTATTATTAACAATGATGCGGACATCTTTAACAAAAGACTGCCTGCTTTATCAGTACCTTTTGAAAGGTTTGATACAACCATCAACGCTCCACAAACTATACCGAGTTTTATAAGTAGGCCACCAAGCGCATCAACAATAGGTCCCATTTTTTCTGGATCGAGACTCTGTAACTTCTTCAATGCTATCGTCACTAATAACAATGCTGCACACACACCAACAACTGTTAGAGCGCCCTTGGCACCGCCACCGATTTTGCCCATCAGTGTTATAGCTGTAGCCAATCCTGCAACAATTGCCGATAAAGCACCAATAGCAGCAATAGATGACCAAAGTTTATTGTCATCTATCTGTGACACAACCCATAAGGATCCAGAAAGCACCGCTACAGCAAGTGCAAGTTCCAACACAGATTTTGCAATAAGGTCTAACTGTTTTGCCTTGAAATATTTCTGTATGCCTTTTCCAAATGTTGTGAAGAACCCTCCTACGCTTTCGAGCAATTCACCAAAACCTTTAGCAGGTGCGGCGATTGCTTCTACTGCCTTGCTGAATGATGTAACCGCCTTCGTTACATTATTGGTTACATAGAGCAATCCAACTCCGAGACCGACAGCTAAAACTTTTCCGAAGTCAATACCCTTGAGCGTGTCAAGAATACTACTGCCTATGCTCTTGATAAGTTTCAGTAACTTGGATACTCCATTTTGAATTCCATTGAACCATCCGGTCATGGAGAAATCGCCGATTTTGTAAAACTCTACCGATGGAGAATGTATCCCGAGCACAGATTTAATTCCCGCCAGCATATCTTTTCCTATCTGGATTATTGTGCTGACTACTTCTTTTCCACCATTCTTGAGACCGTTTACAAGCCCCTCCAATATGTACTTCGGTATGTTGTCGGCATCTTTGAGTCCCTGTATCCAATCTTTGAAACTGTCTGAAAATTTTCTGAGATACGGTGAAACTTTATCCAGTACCTTACCGAACAATTTACTGAAGTCGGTGGCATCCCGAAGTTTTACAAGGAAGTCTCCTATGTATGCAGTTACCGTCAAGAGATCAAGATTAAAATACTTGAGCAAAACATTTATCGCTTTAAGGCTTAGCTTTAATCCACCGCCGACAATGTTACTTATCATGTCAATCAAAGCAAATAAGCCTTTGAGTGTTCTCTTGAGCTTGTCAGCTTTTTCGTCGCTCATAACAAGATGCTGTGAGAACTTATTGACAGTTTCCGTAATACGATATAATGTACTTTCTCCGGACTTATCCGATGTTGTGAACATCTCTGAGTATGCCTGTTTGAATGCTTTGGCAACCTGGGTTGCTCCTTTTACCGCATTCTGGAAAGACTCTATAAGTAACTCTTTACCACTTGGTTTATTCAGGCTCGCTATCAACTCACTAATCGGAGTACCTGTCTTTTCTGCCTGTGTCGCAAGATCTCGAAGTGTCTTTATTTGGTCTTTGGTAAGTCCCAATGTCTCTGCTTCTTTATCTGACAGACTTGCCATGGCCTCTGTGAGCTCATCTGCACTCAACGTGCAATCGGACCAATTATGCCCATTACGCTCCCAAACTTTATTAACCAAAGCCTGTACCTGGGTATAGTCGTAATTAGCTGCGGTGAGCGCCTTTATTCTTTCCTCGCCATTACCAAAATCACCCCGAATGGTCTTTGACACAACATCGTTGAAATATTCAACCTTATCAGTTATATCCTGTGTTGATTCGGATGCTTTGGATGTGACATTTGTAAGACGCTTCAATGTATCTATGATTAGACCACCTGACAGTTTCCCTTTTGCAAATATGTTCGCGAGTGAACCATATTTTTTCAGTAGTGCGTCTATATTTATACCCTGCTTTTTAGCCACCTCTTTGAGCTTTTCTGTAAATGTTTCTTCTGTTACTCCAGCTTCGCCTATCTTATTCATGAGATTGTCCCATTTTGAAGTTAAGCCACTGAATAGTGTTTTTACATTTATCTTCTCAACTAGCTTATTAGCATAATTGATAAGTTTGGCTACTCCCTTGGAGGCACTTTCTACAAACGGAAGTGTTATCTCTTTTATATCATTTATTTTCAATCGAACAGTGTTAAGTATCCCGACTAACGGTCCATTCTGTTCTATGAGTGGCTTATAGAAATTCGCACCAATCTTTGCAAGCGCTGACTTAACATTAGCAAATGCACCCTCTACAGTTTCATTAGCTTTCTTGGCATGCTGACCATACTCTTTGAACATTACTTCTGAGAAAGTATTAAAATCGATCTCACCTTTTGATACTTTGTCTCGAATATCTGCTTCGGTAGTATTAAGCGCTTTAGCCAATGTAGCGGCGGCATTCATACCTCGTCCAGAAAGCTGGAGTAACTGATCGCCCATCATTCGTCCCTGACCAGAAATCTGGGTATATATACGGCCTATATCTTCGTAACTACTTCCAGTCATTGCCGCCAGGCCGGATATACCCAATAATGCATGTTTCATGCCGTCACCAGCCCGCATACCTGACGCTGCCAACTGTGCCGCCACACTAGCCGCTGCATCAAGACTGTACGCAGTTCCCGACACACCATAGTCGACATCTTTCATTATCGATGCTACCTGTTTTGCATCATTATCCAACAATCCCATAAGCTTGAAGTTTGCCTGGTCAAGTTTCATGGCTCTGCTGAGACCGCCGCCTGATATAGCCTGCTCAACAAAGTTTTTTGCTTTGGTAACAGATGCCATGACGGTGCTTGTAAGGTTCTGCACAACCTGCATTCCAGCTATACCCATAACTGAAAATCGCTTCCTGAGGTATTCGACATTCGATATGAGACTGTCAAATGACACGCTCTTGGCAGCGCTATCTATAGCTTGAAAACTTTTCTCAGAACCTCTAAGCTGAAGTTTTTCTTTTAATCTATCCAATGATGTCATGGTTGTTTTGACATTAGTTTCAAAGTTTTTGTTGTCAAATTTCATTTCAACAACTTTTTCGTCGATTGTGTTACTCATCCACTTATCACATCCTTCCATGCATCATTTGCTATTTGGTCAAAAATAGGCCGGATAGCAGGATTGATATAATCTCTTCCTTCTACCCAGCCCCCAGTACCGGTTCCGTGTCCGTATTGCAGTATCACAGCTATCGGAACCCCTTCATTCACGTTTGAATTTAAAAAAGAGATTGTAGCTGTTCCGTTCTGGTTTTCTATCTTGTAATACCATGAGTTGGCGGTTTCTCCTGAGTCCACAGGTGTTGCTGAAGCCAATGCTTCTACCCCAGCTCTGCCATACCTGTTGAGCTTTCCAAGACGTATTCCTTCTTTGGCTCGTTCAAGAAAACTCGTAAGTTTTGAGAAGTCGCCTTTCTGCTTAAACTGAATAGCACTCATACAATCCCCCTATCTGGTCACCCCTTCGTGTGCCATTTTCTTTTTCTTTCAGCATTCAGCTTTGCATAGTAATTCAGAGTCTCTGCTTCCGACCGTTTTTTCTGTGGTTTGTTCTCTTCCTCGAATATCTTGAGCAATGTCATTAATCGATTGAGGTGCCATTTCTCGCATTCAATAGGAACACCAAGACTAAACATGCAGAAATATAAATACTCTGATGTTATGAACTTGCTATTATGTTTTTTGGTCGTAACCATTTCATTGAATGTTGTTGCGGTCATGGGGTCATTAATATAAGAAGAAATCTCTTCTATATTTCGCTGAGATAAAGCGAGAAACACTGAATCTTTCACATTTTTTGTGATTGTCATGCATTTGAAATAGTCAAGTATTTCTGTTGCCGAGTGCTGAAGTTTTGGGTCAAGATACGCTTTGTGATGTTTCTCTTCCCATTTTGAAAGTGACACCAAGGAGTGCTCCATCTGTATCGTGGTTTCTGGAATCCACAAAAACTGATTTGTATTCTCATTGAATATTTCAGTTTTCGGTACAGTAATCTGAAGCACTCTGGATCACCTCTCTATTACACGCTTGCTAATACGTTTGCCGTATTATTCATAGCTGTTTTTTTCATTTCCTCTGACACCTTTTTAGGCATGATACCGTTTATAAAGTTCGCCCCTGCCTCATCATTAGTAGCCAGCTCCATAAAAAGCTGATCATACATTGGTGTCGCAATAAAATTAAGATAAAGCGGATTTCCTTTTTCATCTGTCTTACGGAATGACTTACCATCTGGGGCAAGCTCGCCATATGATTTGCAGATAACCTCCTTGAACACCTTGATAATCTCGGTGGTGTCCTTTGCATCTACAATCTTCTGAAGAAGCTTATCTAAACCGCCCTTTTCTGAAAGTGCCATCTCCGTAAGCTCTGCTTCGCTTAGGTGGAAGTATTCATCCTGCTTGATCTTGTTTCCTTCATAGTCTTCATATTCAAATGTCTTCTTTAACATATTGTTTCCTCCTTAATAAAAAGTCCCCAACACATCTGATCTGACATGCTGGGGGCTACAAAAATTCATTATTGCAGACAGAATACTATGCTGCCTGTGCTCCTGTGATGATCTGTGCGATCTCATCTGGAAGTGGAAGTCTTGGATCTGTGGTCGCATCACCGTAAAGAACCTTCTCGATAGCTGCCATAGCTGCCTCTCCAACATCAACACTTGAGATCTCAAGGTATGCTGTAGACTTACTGCCCGTTACAGCAACTGGTGTTGTTGAAAGCTCGTACGACATGGTTGATGCCTCTGGGCTCTCGTTTGTTGATGAGTGAGTCTTGGATGATGGCTTTGCCACTGCACCATAGATAATATGGATCTTGTATCCATACTCGTCTTTCTTGGTATCATTTCCCAGGATTGTCTGGTAGGTCATACCAAATGTTTTTCTATCCTGCTGACGGATTGTTACACCCTTTGCAATTGTTTTCTTACCATCACAGGCATCAAACTCATCTGGTGTGGTATAACACTCAACTGTAGCTCCGAAGTCCTCTGCTGAATACAGTGAAAGATACTTCTGATTATCTGCATAGATCTTAGTCTCTTCTCCGCCTGATGGGTTCTCAGCTACTGAAGAAAGACCATTCCATGCTACTCCATTTGGGTATGCACCAGTTTCATCCTGAAGGTATAATCCACCCTTGGATACGCCTGTCTCATAAAACTTCTGTCCCATTGCATCCCAAACCATTGCTTTACTTGCCATAGTTTTTATCTCCTTTTCTAACAATATAGTGTGAATACGTTGTGATGAAGGTTAGACGCCCGGTAATGCCTGTCATGGGTGCAGTAAGGCACCTCAAGCAGTTTTTCTACCACCGAAATATCTGGATCCTTTGAAATCACAACTATTTCATAGCAATAAAAAACGGAGTAATTTGAGTTATCGGCTCTTTTACTCCGTATGTTTGTTCTTTGATATCTAATTGCAGGGTATGACATTTTTAACGTCTCAGGGGGTTCATAATACACGTTCGTACTGCCCAATAACTCAACGAGTAGGGCATGCAGTTCAAGTCTGCTCATCTTCTGTATACACCTCCCCGATTGTCAAAAGAAGTCTAGGGTACTGAGAAGCATCAATCTTATCGACCTGCCACTTAGTACCCATATACTCTGCATATATGATGTTTGAGCAATTCTCAATGTGGCGTGGATCTGCCAGTATAGACAGGGTGACATCATACTTAATGTTCCTGTTAATACTCTCTCCAGATGACTGCCTTCGATAATAATTATTCATGGCATCGCCATAATAATTACGGGCATATATCTTTTCTTCCCAGTACCCTGGTTTAGTCTCAACAGTTTTTGAATACCCTATTTCACCATACCATTTAGCCATTTTGAATTTCTCCTTATCTGATCTACTCGGACTTAACTGTTGCCAGCTTAGCTGTGGTAGATGTAGTCGAATCTGTAGTTACGTATGTAACTGTAGCAACATTTTTCTTAACTTCGCATGATACAGGGAGATACTGAATGCCTGTGGCATCAACAATAATCATCCCCTTGATGAATGCATCCTGAAGATCTGCTGCACTGATTTTCTTAGTACAGTCTGCATCTGCATATGCAAATGTGTCAGCCGCCTTTGTATAAACCTTTCGTACGGCTACATTTGTATCTGTGGAATTCATGAAAATCTTATCCATTTCTGTATTCTCCTTTCATTGACTTAGGCTACTGGCTCCTCGAGAGCAATAGCTGAATATGGCTTTGTGAGGGCTCCTGATATACGTGTCTCAAGCAGGTACTTGTATCTGTTGAAATCGATATCGAAGTCGTCAAACTTCGTAACCTCACCACCCTTGGTTGCACCAAATGTGTAATCTGCAAGATTTACAAAGATACCAAGGAGCTTATGCTTCTTAGACTTGTCATCGACTCTGATAAGACCCTCGAACTGCTCTACAGTATGAATCTCATTTACGTTGAGTGCTGCTGCAAGATCTGCCTTTGAGTTGTAGATTCTTCTACCATTCAGGTCTCTTGCAAGGAGCATTACATTGAGTGCATGTGGGGTGCAGTAGTAATCTGGTGTGCCCGAACCCTTGAACTGCTCTCTTGAGTACAGTGCAGCCTCGATAAGTGCCTCAGCGTAAATATAATTCTCACTGAAGTTAGCACCTGTGTTTGTACCCTGGAGCTTAGTCTTAGCGGCTGCAAAATCAACATCCTTCTTGATACAGTACAGCTCATCATCATGCCAAATCGATCTGATATGATCTTCATGGATCTTATCCGGATCACCGTCATCTCTGCCGTCACCGACAAGTGCTGCCAGAGCAAGAGTCTCGTCAAGAGAATGTCTCATAAGATTCCACTGATACGAAACTACATCGAAATCTGTGATGTCAACTATGTCATCTCTCTGAAGCTCGTCCTTGATGTACACTGTCTGTGGATCTGTTGTTCTGCTAAGCAACTTAACCTGATTACCATCTGTCTTGTAGTCACCCTTCTTCTGATAACCCTGTGAAAGGGCCTTCTGTCTTGCATCAGCGTTTCTTGTCCTGATTCTGGTAAAAGGTGACTTATGAATCTTGCTCATTACAGCACCAATCCATGTCTGATCTCTCTCAAGAGTATCTGGCTCACCCTTCTTAATAAGTTCAAACTCTGGGAAGAGCTGCTCGACATCCTTATCTGCAAAAGCTCCATGTGCAAGAGTATCCTTGTGCTCTGCAACATAGTCTTTAAGTGCCTGTCTGAATGATCCAACATTACTCTGCTTTGCAGCTTTGATAATTGCTACCTCGTCTGAATGAGTAAGCGCTGTTCCCTCAGACATCTCTGCCTGATCGAATACGTTATGCTTGATTGTTCCCATTTCTCCATCTCCTTCTTTATTATCTTTTTCAGCCTGTGAAAGTGCCTCTCCGACTAAGTACTTGACAGCTTTCTTCTGCTCATCATTGAATGTGTTATAGACATCCTCTACAGTCTTGCTGTCCTCAGACTTACCTTCTGACTGTTCTGGTGTCTTTGTGTCTTTGTTATCCTCCACTGTTTTCTCCTTTTCTGACTTATCGTCTGAGTGATAGAGCACCAAACCCGCAATGTCATAATTTGCAACGAATGCATCGTCTTCTCCATCACCATGTGCTATTGCCCAATCAATAGTTGCTCCCGGATTAGCCCCTGCTAGTACTAGACTCAGTTCCCTGATAATTCCGTGAACCACATTAGATCCAGCATGTTTCAACTTGTTCGCATATATAGAGAGTGATCTTACATCTCCATGCTTGACCAGTTCTTTTGCATGCTGCCCTTCCTCAGTGTTGTTGAAGACACCGTACGCATACACACCATCTTCTCGGTTTTCGAGTACGGCATGTCCTAATACAGCGTTCACTGAATCATGATCATGGTTCCAGACAATAGGAACTGTCATGCCATCCTGGTCTTTAAACGCATCTTTCTTTATGGTTCGACCATCACTACACAAGAGATCGTTTCGTGTAGCCCAACCACCAAAATCGTATTTATCCATTTTGATTTTCTCCTTCCTGTGTTGTTTTATCTGTATAATCCTGTGGGGTATTCTTGTTTGGCTGTGCGATATTGCTGTTGATAAGCTGATCAGCCTTTGGATCTGATGAAGGCATCATGCCGATGATCTGACGTATTTCGTTTGACGTCATTATTTCGTTTCTGGTAAACTTGTCTGCTATTTCAGCGATACTGCTGACTGGGACTAACTTGAATGGGTCTTTGAAATACGTGATTGACTGCCCCTGTGTTATGGCAGTCTTTGTTAAGAACTTTCGTTTGAACTCATCAGCGATTGCCGATGCGATTGGTTCTATTGTTCTACTGTTATAGTTCAGCATGGTCTTCTCGTCTGCCGTGCCATCGAGAACGCTCTGGGTAATACCCAACTGTGCATAAAGCTGTTTCTGAAGAGTCTCTATCTGTTTCAAAAGATTGTTTTCAAGAGATCTATTAAGCTGCGTTATCTTTTCGGTGCCGTCTGCATAGGCAATTCCATACTTAGATCCAGACAGCTGATCCTCGATTTCCTGACGCCTCTGATTCGCTTCTTTCCTCTTCTGTTCAGTTTTTATGATGTATGGTAACTGGATTATAAGATCGAGTTTTCCAGATGCCGTCTGTTCATCAGTTATGTCCAAAAGGCTTAACTTACGAGCAAGACGCTGATAGACTGAGTTATACTCGTTGATTACCGCGTACATCGGATTTTCTATAATCGCAACATTACGCTTGGGAAGGATAATGTCCTCTTTTCTACCGCTTCGCTCATTATATAGTCGAATCTTAACTTTATACGGAAACCATTCCGTGATCTTACCGACTCGCATAGATGTGATGTCGTATGAATCAGTATCAGTTGGATCATAGAGTGTGTCCACAGGAACAACTGCCGCAACTCCTTCATCAAACATAGTAAGAACCGTATCTCTTATAAAAGATCGACTCGTCTGATCGATGTTTGCCTCAAGAGTAAGACATGTATTGAGTCCCGTATTCTTTTCAGATTTGAACCGGCCATTATCATCCAACTGACAATGTTTGAAGCCTATCTGTTCAACGTCTATTGCAATCCGGTTGAATATCGAAGTTATTATTGATCGTTCATTCCCTCGAGTTAATCGCACACGATCGGGTCGTGACGAATAACTGGCTCCCGCTGAGTATCCTAATGTTGGATCCTTATTCATAAAGGCATTCCAACCGTTTTTCACCCTTTCGGGTAATCTGTATGTTGCCATTCATGTCCTCCTTAATCAAAAGCTTCACGATTAAGCTTGTATGCAACATAGGCATCCATCATGGCCGCAACTGCATCTATTTTCTGCTCGTATCGTTTCTTCAATAATTTTCTATTGCCATTTGTATCCTCGAGGGTTATACAATTACCCATGGCAAATGTCATAAGCTCCTCATCAAATAAAAGAAGCCTGTCCTCAGCTAATTTCTTTAACTCGCCAAGAGGTACAGACTCGGTCTTTGCTCCCTGTATTACCTTTTCTATTCCGAATGGACCGTTTTCACGTTCCCATCTTTCTACAAAATCCCTTGCATTATATGGGTCAAAACCGAACGCTCTTACATCGTAGGAACACTGACAAATGTAACCGTCCAAGTCATCGTATACTTGCATCATGTCTAGTACCGTGCCTGGCATTACCATTAGACTGCCTTCCTTTATAAAAGTTTCATATTTCTGACGCATAGCCGCAGGGAGTTTGAATAATGTCTTTTCGGTTATATAGTTTCTGGTTTTTATACCAAAAGCTCCTGTTGATAATGGGAATAAAAATGTGAAGGCACAGAAATCATCACCTTGTGATAGATCTGCACCCATAGAACAAGGCATCTCCCAGAAATCTCTTTTACGATGTGGAAGTGTCTCATCATAGGTAAAGTAATATGTGTATCCTTCCATAGGGATACCAAAACGTTTTGCCAAAATATCATTACGTGTTGCTGGGGCTTTTTCAGCTCTCTCAACATCATCCTGATATGTCTCATATGTTACTGTCTTACCAAGATTTGGATTGGCTTTGAGCCACATCTCTGGCTTTGCTACTTCTTCGATAGAGTCGAGTTTATACCACCAAATCGATGTGTGTGGTGCACTATACTCGCCTTTAAGAATGGACATCAATTCCATTTTGATTGTATCGCCACTGCCGTTACGAACCGTTCCCTCCGAACTGATCGCCACTATGAGATAGTCATTGTTGCTCGTGCTTGCATCGCCCTGCTCCTTAGCAGCTCCCTGTTCGATAGATCCAATGACGTCCTCACGTACATCGCCAGACAACCACTCATCTATCGTTGCTACTTTGATTCTCATTCCCTGAAGAGCATCGATACTCATTGGTCGAATCTCAAGGATCGATCCAGTCAAGAAATTCTGTATACCTTTCTTTGTGCTTGCCAGTTTAACCCTACGTGCTTTTGAACCTGTTGTATTCTGCAATGATCCCTCTGTAAGGAATTTGTACAATGGTCCTCTAGCCCTAGCTATTGCTGTTCGGAATGGAGACATGACTTCTTCTGCCTGTGCCATTCTTGGTGCGATGGTAACCTGATGTGTTGTCGATTTATCAACATTGAGGAAATAATTCTGAATGCACGATGCATACATAGATTTAGCTGCGCCTCTGGCAACTATGAGATACTGTTTTCTGATAAGACGTTTCTTTATACGCTTCTTTACATATCTGCCACCATGGTTGTCTTTACCTGGAACGTATATGCTACGTTCAACAAAGTAGTACCAACCAAATATCTGTTCCGCCCAAAGCTTAAACGTGAACAGTAAATGAAGGTCCTCACCATTTGTAAGGGTTAACTCATTCTCACAGTAATGCACAAAACCATTTATTGCCTGGTCGTCATAGTAAACTCCGGGATTGGCTATAAGTGCATCGATTCGGTTCATTTCCATCTCTATCTCTTTACAGACAGGAATCTTACCGGCTATGACGTCATCTCGAAACTGACCATAATAAATAGGTGTCGCTGTATTTGATAAACTCATGACATCACCTACTTATCATCGTTGTTCTTATCATTCTTTTTATCCTTCTTCTTATCTTTTTCTTTTTCACCGATAATAGGAAGTCGTTCGTCACCTGTTTTTTTAGTATTGTAAACCTTAGCAAAGTTATTCCATCCATTTATACTGTTTGAAGTAACTTCATTCATCTTCTTGCTCCATTTGTTAAACGAATCAAGAAATTTCTCCCCACGACTTATCTCTTTGGGAATTAGGGATGAAATATTCCGTTCGAGTACCAGCCTACGATACGCAGAATCCAATTCATTAGTCGAGAAAAGGTCTGCATGTTTATATAATTCTTTCGCCGATCTGCTTTTAAGAATCTGCTCTTTTTGTTCTTCTACCGACAGTGATTTGGATTTTGAACCTGTTAGCTGGTTGTGCTCTTTAACCAAACGATTGTATTTCTTTGTGTTGTTGACCATTCGGTTTTCTACTGTACGGAGTCTTCTCTTTCCAGCAGTAGTCAGAGTCCCATCTTTTCTCTGATACCGACGCACCCCCCACTTCATACCAAGGATCCCATGGTGAGCTAATGCATCAGAAGGGATTACATAATAACCCATATAATCACACACCCCCTTATTTGGCAGCGACACTAAGTCGCCATTCAAGTTCTGCTATTTGTCTGTTGATGGATTCTGTTATTACTGAACTTGTAGGTGGATCAAAAAGTAGACGCACCTTTAAATAGATATAGCTTTTTACAGCTTCAAGATTTGTAGAATCTATTAGATACTCGCTCCATGTTGTTGTCTTATCGCTTATGACAAAACCGTTTGGCGGGCCTACGCCTATCTGATTAAGTGAGAAGAATACAGTGTTGATATGCATTACTATGTCCTTATCAAAAGGATCATAGTCCTCTGGTATACCAAGGAGCTTCTTGATGGATGTTAATATACTATCGTCCATATATACCCCCTATCTCTTCCACGGGCAAGTGTCATATCTTGATCTAGTAATTGGTTCAGATACAAGTAGACTACTGTCTCCGTAATGTATTGCGTTATGTGTGTTTCTTGTTACTGAAATGAGATATTCTGGATTGAGTAAAATATCAGTTGCCTCCAGAATGTCTATCTTAGAAATCGGATTCATATGATGTATAAGAATATACTTATCAATCTCATGATCTGGCATAGCTAAGTCACATGCATTGTCTCGGATAATTACTTTATCTCTAACACTGCGCCATTCTTTTGATTTATAGAAGTCTTGATTCAAATATCTATCGAATCCGAATGTATCTTCCCCTACAACACCAGATAGCTTTAAATATTCGAATCGTTCTTCAAATGTTGGTATAGTGATAAGTTCTGAATACGTTCTAATCTTCATCGTAATCATCACCTACTTCTCCAGAACCAGAGTAGTCCATCATGGCGGCAATTGCCTGTTTGTAGAGTTCATCCTGCTCTTCTGAACTCTTAATACTATCTATCTTCGCCTGATTCAGTTTTTCTTCTGATCGTAACTTTTCAAGTTCCAACTGATACTTTGATGTGCCGAGTTTGAGAAAGTGGCATACCAATGTATCAGATGCCGTGTTATCACGTATTCTTTGTTCAGCGGTGTTCATGGCTAAAGATATGATCTGATTTTCCCTTGCCTCTGGTGTAAGTGCCGGTCTGAAACTTTTGGGCTCTTCTGAGGTTGTTTTCTTGACCTTCGCCATGCTATCACCTACTTTCAAATATGTTGTTATGTACTTAGATGCCATTTGTAAGGACTTATGGGGCCTGTTCACGGATGGTTGGCGAACAAAAATATGTAAACTTGAAAGGAGGTTACTATAGGGATTTGTCTATAGACGGAGGAGTATCTACGTCCCACCACAGGTTATCCCATAAACCCTTGCAAATATCATCTAAGCTGTTTTTTCAAATATACCCCCGGGGAATTTTTAAGGAGGCCGGCGATGACGGGAGGGGGTGCATTTTTTCAGACCCCCCCTTATGTCTTTTCGCCTCTATGTTGCGTTATTTATGCTGCATTGTCTTTCATTTCCACTTTTTTATAGAGATTGAATGGATCTGAAGTGATTATACTGTCTATTGCACGTTCAACTTCTCTATCATACTCAACCTGAGACATTCCATCAGAAATGTGGGTAATTCTTCCGAGATAGTTGCATGTATAATAACCTTTTTCTGTATCAAAGTTATTCCAATCATTAAATTCGGTAATTGGATTAAAAGGATTGTCAAAAGTTGTAATAGCAACTCGCTTGTTTGTATTCGCATTGATGTCTGCCATTTACTTCACTCCTTTCAAATACTTTGAAACTGTTGATGTTGAAACACCAAGTTTGTCTGCGATTTCCTGCAATGTATAGTTAGACGCTGCGAGTGCTTTGATTCTGCTAACTTTTGCTGTGCTTAATTCAGAAGTCTGTTTTGGCATTGCTCTTTCTCTAAGCTTATCAGCATTCGCATTATTGAGAATACGAACAAGCATGTTATTAGTTATGGCACCAGCCTGAATAGCTTCCCATTCTTTGTCTGTGATGTTAATTTCTCTGTCTCTTCTCGAAGAGGCCCCAACATCTACACGACTGGCAACTATTGCTTGCTGGGAGGCTTTCTTTATATCGCTAGTCTTCATATCTTTGTTATTGGCTTTCTTCTCACAAACAATAACACTAGCTTTTCTCTGTGCTGCACGCTCCCTTGGTGCATTGAGCTCGGCGGTATTAAGCTTTTCCTCCAGACTTTTTACCTCGGATGCGTATTTTTTCTTAGCTTCTTTTGACATAGCTATATTCTCTATATTCGCATAGTCAAGACGGGCCTTATTAGCCATAGCCTTCATACTATTGGCATAGTCAGCATATAATAGCTCCATAGGATGCCTTGCCTTGGATACTAATGTGTTGGCATCATCCGTCTCAGCCATCTTAGTACTCTGCTGTTTCTTATAGTCCTTTGCATACTCTATGGTACCGGTCTTATCGGTATAGGTTACCTCCTTGGTCACGGGATCTATATGCTTAACTGGGGTATACTTCTCAGCTGCTACGGGGTCATCTTTTTTATACTTGATGGTCTCGCCAGATGCAGTTTTGATACTGACTATGCCTGTTTTACTTGTGGATCGCTTAGGATAATATATATCTTCAGCAGTCTTGTATATAAGTGCACCTTCTGGTTTACTCGGATCATACCAATCTTTGCCTTTTTGATTGATCTTTGGTGTTCCCTGACGCTTAGGAACAGATGTTTCCCCTTTACTTCTTGAAAGGATCGTTGCTGCACCACCAGCTCTGACAAAGTTACCATTCTCATCATACTTAGGCTGATACTCTTTTCTAAGAGCCGAAATATTATTGTCCAGTTCGCTCTGTTTATAATCCAGTTTATGCTTCTCAGCGTCAATAACTACCATTGAATGCCTAACAGCTGCCGCAAGCTGATCTTCCCCAGCTCCTGCGAGGTTCATATCTGTAATAAGATTTGAAATCTTCCCCATCTCTGTCTGAGTATTCTTCATGATCCTATATTCACGACCATTACGATAGTAGTGTTTCTCCCCATTACTATCTACCTTGCACTCGCCGCCATAAGCAACCTTAGGATCAAAACCTTCGAGTCCTTTCAGAGGCTTGGTAGATGTGATCTTAACTTTTCCGCCAGCATCATGTGTCGGGATACACATAACTGTATCACCATCAAAGTCTGCACCAGACAAACGCTCTGCCACTTTACTGTTAATGCCTATAGCATCCTGAACATCGCCACCAAGAAGTTTCTTAGCCTCTTTGTGATTGTTGTTTACAGTAAGTATTGGTATCTCGAATGTCCCGCCATGCGGATATCTGATAAGTGCAAGCTTAGTTCCTGTTTCGTAGTTAGGAGCATACACTTCTGTGTCTTTCATTGTCGGAAATGGGATAATAACATGATACCTCTGTCCCGGAAGTGCTGCCGCCTGAAGATTAACAGCTGCTGAGTCGCATCCTTCTGCAAACTTTTGAAGATAGTGTTTCTTTATTACCGGATTTGTAAGTGATGTAATTTCATCATACTCTGCTGCTTTGTCGGCCTTTGCGAGATCCAGCTGCTTCTTTGCCATGGTTACCGACTGCTTACCAAGAAACTGTGATGGGAGTGCATTTTTCCACTCCGTCCAATCGCCCTGATCTGCTCTTTTGTTTATAAGACCCAGTTTTTCTTCTCCGGTCTTAGCATCTTTGTACCAATACTGCCCACCCTGGTCTGCATCTTTTATAAGCGAACCAAAAGGATTATCTGGATCACTCTTAATATCTTTAAGGACTTCCATCTTCGGAACATCCTTTGTTTTATTTGTATTAAATATGACGTCAACACCATCTGGCATATCATCCGAATATACAGCCATGCCCTTGAGATATTTCTTACCATCAACCATGATACGAACCTGTGCATATTTAGAATCACCAAGACTAAGATCCTGACAGCCTCTACGAAGTTCTATAACTCCATCTTTCTCGATACCGCCATCTTCGTTATATCTGATCATGAGTCTCTTTGAATCCAGACTTTCTGGATATGTAAATTTACGATGGAATGTTTCACCGCCATCTGTTGAAAAATAGTCAGTCAAAGGTTTGACTTTATCCAGATCATATATTTCTGAATGTGGTATATCTGGTTTAGTAAGAACTTTCTGAGTAGTCATCTGGTTTGGATTAGTCGCCTGTGGAAATCTGCCATTATATACATGGTATCCTTCTCTTTCCAGAATGGTTAATGCCTGATTCATCTTCTCCTCAGAAATATGAAGCTCACGCTCAACTCCCTTACCGACATCAACCATACCCTTCTTATCAACCTGCTCTCTCATGAAATCAGCAGCATTCCTAGCCTGTTTCATTCGACTCTCAGAATCTGCATTGAGAAGTGATCTGACTGTGGATTCAGATATCCCCATCTGTCTTCCGATCTCTGTAGCACCAAGACCATCTTCTTTGAGTGACTTGGCCCTTGCTACATCAAGCATTCTTCTCTCATCCTTACAAAGAGACTTCTCAGTTCTATACTGTGTTGTGGTCATACCGAATGTATTTCTTATATTATCCGGAGTCTCTTCCCAGCCATCTTTCTTGAGAGATTCAACCCTACTCAAAAAATCATCTCCATGCTGATATGGGTTTTCTCCGGATCCCCAAGGATATCTGCCAGAACGTCTCGGCATTCCGTAATGCTCAAGAACCTCAGCATCTACAGGTTCTGAACCGCATCCCAAATTCGATTTTATTTCATCTGAAATTGAACTCATGATTTAAACAGCCTCCTTTTCTAACTTTTCAAGAAGTTTGTCAAGGTGAATTATCTTGTCCATGATCGGAGCGATCTCCTCTGCTGTCGGATTATGAACCAACACTTCATCCTGCTTGTATAGTCGGAGTTCCATCTCAATGTCGCCAGGAGCAACATGATACTCAAGACAAAATAAAGCAGCATAAACCTCCAGCTGCTCTATATGGTCTTCGATCTTTCCAGACTTACCAGTCTTTAAATCATGAATTCGTAATACATTATTCTTGAAAGATATGGCATCCGCCGTGCCAAAAAATCTCTCAGAATAAAATAAAACAACCTCTGTACTCATCTTGAAACCTATTGCATCATTTACATATGCATTCAGAGTCTTCTTTGTACGAGGTTGTTTAATTCCAAGGTCTATTGTTTCTTTAGCCCATGCATGGAGCCTTGTTCCAAGCTGTGCCATTTTCAGGTTTCGATACACCTCAATTGCTTTGGTATCGTCATACCTGAGCCACGAGCTTTTACTCGCCGAGAAAGGCGCGTGAAGGCCTTCCAGTTTTAAATGCTGATTGAAGTTCATCTAAAATTTCCTCCTTGTTCTCTGGGTAAATAAAAGCAGCATATGACATCTTATCCATAAGGTTTACATAGTAATCCTGATTTGGGCGATGACTTGCCCTCTTGCTCTCTTTACCTTCCAGTGCTGCCCATTTGTCCCTATACAAAATAAGCAGGTCTGGTATTCCCTGTCTTTCTGTGGCATCCAGATGTATCACCATACTTCCTGGAAACCGATGTTCAATTTCTTTTTTTAGATCTGCCTTGAATTTTCCTTCAGGTGTCACTAAAACATTCCTCCTTTCATTTTCAGAAAGAAAAATAGAAGCACACATAAATATGGCGCTTCTTACCTCTCTCTCTATAAAAGGGGATGTTTTTGCCGCGAGCAAAAATAATAGGGATTGTGTCTGCTGCGAAAAAAGAAGAGCCGTTGTAAATTTAACGACTCTCCCGATTGAGATAGATTTTTACTTGGCTTCTTCGTTGTCATAATTATTAATATATTTGTTCATTTCCATAGCCTTGTTAAAGACGTCGTTGTCGTAATTACACTGTGCTTTGCACCCTTGAATAAACCCGTCTTTGTGTCCATGGTTATATCCTACAATTCTTGTTATGCTTGCGAATACGCCAGCTAATACACCGGCATAGATACCGGTAACAATTTCTGTTTTATTCTCCTTAACATACTCCTTCGCTATCTCATACTTTTCCTTAGCTTTCTCTTTAAAATTACTCATAATAAAATCCTCCTTTTGAATCATTAAAAAGTTTCTATCTCGTTATATAAGATGTATTTGACACGAATTGTGCAAATACTAACCGATATGTGTCATATTGTCTCACAACTTCTCTGTATTGCCATTAAGTACTTTCGTATAATTAATACATAAACTTAACAGAGAGGAGGTGAAACAATATGGAGACCTTTAAATACAGAATGAAAGCTAACAATCCTTTAAACAAGCTTATCAATTTCTGCACACGATCAAACGGCGCGCAATGTTGCAAATGTTATAAACAGGCTGCCGGTGGTAAACTTGGTAATTTGGGTAAAGCTGTAGCAAAAGAGTTAGATACAGCATACACTAAGGGAATATTAACCGGTGCTGGGATTGCTGGCATTTTAATACTTGGAGGGCAGTATGTAGCTGTACCAGCCGCTAAGAAAGTGCATAACTACATAAATAGTAAAGTTCATAAAGAACTTCCACCACCCGAGAAAGTCGTATATATTGAGGATTATCGTCATGATGATTCTGACAATAATAACGATAACCAACAATGCATGTAACTCATTTTGTATTTCTATAGAGAGATAATAAAATTCTCATCTTCTAAAATAGGTTAAATGATTTTTATTAATAATTGATAGGTTAATATTCCCTCATGGACCCAGTACAGCTTTTTGTATTGGGTCCTTAAACTTGTATTATTCCCAGACAAACTCTGGTAAAAACGTGAATGCTTTTGTCATGTATTTTTCTGTCTTTGACTTTATTTCGTCAAACTGATCATCGGTACACTGGAATATTACGGGAGTATAATATTGTCTATACTTTTCATCTCTTAACATTATGTCGACTAGCTCGCGATGATGTAAATATAATGGTGACTGCAACAATGTAGGTCCATACCTTTTAACTACATTAATTGGCATTATCGGGTTATACCATACCTCTGCATCTATATCACAAGCGCCAGATATTAGTCCTAAAAGTATTCCTCCATCATAATCACTTTCTTTTTGGCATATGCACACGTGCCATTTCTTTGTCTTGTCGTTCATACTTATTCCTCCTAAAAAAAAGAGACCCAGCATATTTCTATACTGAGCCTCCCGGTTCTTGATACTATTTTATTAACTTGTATTCTGCTATCCTCTTATGTTCATACAGTTCATTTAATCTAGCAAGTATTACGTTTAACTCGTCTTCTGTACTATCAAATCCAAATATTCTCATGTTGTCTTTAATTGACATCTCTGCGGTAACTGTACCACGTTTAGCTGTCCCTAATACGCCCATGATAATGCCTGAAACCTGACCGTGCAAAAAATCGCAGTGTAAACAATCAACTGCAATAATACGTCTCTGTCTTTCTTCCATAATGAATCTCCTTTCATACTTAACAAATAGTTTCATTATAGAAGCTGTATTTATCGCGAGGTATCAATTTTGATCATATGGACACGATGTAATACATTTTGGATAACATTCTGCACCACAATGATTCTTGCATATGGCAGGTTTATATGCTATCAGTTTTCTTATCTCTCCACCAAACATATCACCTGGATATGTTTTATAACAATCCCAACACACAAACTTATTCATATACTCATTGTAAAATAATGGCGTTTTACATTTAGGACAAAATATTGGATATTTCTCATCCCTATCAAGATAAGCTTGATTTGTGGTCAGCTCTTCTTCGTCGAATTCCGCCCCACAACATGTACATTCGTATTTATCGGTTATAGAATTATATTCAAATTCGCCTCTTTCGCATTCTGTACAAATCATTCCTACAAGATATTCTTTCATAACCCAAAAACCTCCTTAACTTTTTACTCTTCCGTCTACTAGTTACCAACTATACTGCAATTATACTTTGACGACTGTAAAAACTAAAGAGATTTTATAAGACATTATGGCTTTGTAAGGTTTGTTTCTGAGATGATAAATTTTTGCTAAAAAACGTCCTTTGCCCAGATGCCCACTTTTATTTCCCATTTATATATATTTATATAATATTTTTTTCATATTAATTTAAGAAAAAAGTGGGAAAGTGGGCAGAAACCCCGCAAACCTGCATAAATACTAGGTTTTTCGCTGCCCACTTTTGTTTTTAAAAGTGGGCAAAGTGGGCAGAAAAGTGGGCAAATGACCATTTTTTACAAAATTTTTAGGGCTGCTACCGCCTCAAAAATGGGCCAAACACCCACAAAACCGGGCAGAAGCCCAGATATTTTTGCAAAAGTGGGCAGAGATTTTTTACTGTTTTGACTCATCAGTTAAACAAATCGATGCGTGTTTATCGCTTGTTGTATACATAATTTCGAGATAATACTGACCATCTTCTGTATATGCCCAATAATGACTACCAGTATCGTCAGATCCTTGGCTTGTATTTGACACGTAACCCGCATCCTGACACAACTTTACATATGCATCAAATGTGTCGCTTTCAACATCATCGATGCCATATCTAACATACGAGTCATCGACCACTACACCTTTTATCTCTCTATCTGGAAACGCACTCACCATATCTGGTAACTTCTCAGTCAGAACCGATGTATCAACAGCGGATAATCCCTTTTTCTCGGTACTCTCCTCACTGCTCGCTTCCTCAGTTTCTGTATCAGTATCAGTCTCACTCTCAGCCTCCGTACTAACACTTTCATTACTTCCTGAACCAGCATTACTACTATTACCACCACACCCAACAAGTCCAACACACATAGTTCCGACTACCAAACCTATAAATAATCTCTTTTTCATAAAAATCTCCTCCTCTGAAAATATAAGACTATTATACTATCCTACCACTTCATCATCAACCTGCAAATACTCATAATCATCAGGATCAATCCAGCACCTGACAACTTCGTATCTCCTAAGAAATACTCTATCACCTCTACTTATTTGCTTATATACACTATTACGAGCTATTCCCAGAAACTTAGCTAAGTGTTCTGATGTCATAATCCCAACACAACTACCAGCATTCTGCTGATCATATACAATATAAGCTGTCATCACTGTATGGCCATCTCTACACACTTACATCACCGTCCTTACTATGATCTGCATATACACATTCACACCTAAAATTACAAAAAGAGCAGGCAAGTCCTCGCGAAAGGGTTTTACACCTACCCATTAAAGCTGTCTTGTCCCTATGCAACTGCAAGACCTGCTCCTGTAATTTTCTTATCTCCTCGTCTTTTGCGTCTGTTTTTACAGTCTTTCTTCGTATATTCATGTTTCTATCGCCTAACCTTTTCTAATAAAATAAATAAAGCGCCAATGTTGTAATCATCAGCGCTACATCAACTATTACTGCCATTGCCAGCAAAACCGATCTGGCGGTCTCGCCCAGTTCCTTCTTCTCCATTTCTATTCACCTCTTTATCATCATAATGACCCATGAATGCTCGAAAATCTTCAATACATGAATCACATAAATCACACTCTACTGCTATGCGGTTATCTTTGTTTACTACATTTATCCCTCTAGTGATAGAGCCTCCGTAGTTCCACTTTACTCTATTTTTCTCATAGAACTTACCACACCTATCACATTTCATTGCCTTTGACATAAATATTATTCCTCCATTTCTATGTACTCAAGTGAATCAACTACTTCTTTGCTATAGAACCAATTTGTCCAAGGACTTTCAGACCAGTATTTCTGCGAGTATACGGCACTATTCCATTCATTTACATCTTTAATCACGGTAACCCTAGATACTTTTTCATCGGCGTCCTGTTCAAGAGCCTCTATCTCTTTTACTATAGAATCATGCTCCATCTGGTTTACAGTGATTGTCGTGTCAACTGCGCAATGACTCATCGATATTCTGCAAAGCGCCACGATTATACTTATCACTGATAAAACCCCCAATATAAAGCTTACGATACACAGCCAGCCTATACCACTGTTGTCTCCAATCTTATGCAATATAACCGACGCAACCAAAACTACTACAAATATAATTGTCCAAATCATAGTAAAACCTCCTTCAAACTCTTCTAAATATACTATCGTCTGCTGGCTTGAAATCTTCCTGCCATTCACGACGGATAACCCGAAATCGCCCTAGCTTGTCATATTCTGTTAAAAGATTATTCGTCTTTTCATAAAGCCTATCACCAAACACGTATATACGATTGAGTGGTAATGAACATACCTCCTTATCCCGAATAATGTCATCAAGTACCTGATAATCACCTAAATTTTTTATCGATATATTAAGTCCATCTATATTACCTAGAGGTGCATGATTATTAATCAATGGCAACCATAACTCACAAGCATTCGTATACACGATCACGCGCATTATATTTGGGTATTTATGCTTATAATGATATGCTATTGCGTTCGGCTTAGTATAAGCAAAAGGCTCTCCGCCCGTGAGACATAATGTCTCCACCTCTCTCAGTTCTTCATCCGTGGCATACGGAATACTATTCAGATCATATTGCTTGTTGCAGCAATACTTGCAATCCCTGTCGCACAGACTAGTAACCATCAAATGCATGATCTTCTTGGTTTTCTCGGTCCGTGGATTCAGATTTGACCTCTTTCTAAGACTAGGACTCTGTATATTTAATAGACGTTTACCCATTACCACCAGGTTTTTTCTAATCCTACTCATCTCTATCTGTTCCTTTCTCACGATTTATTGCTACCTTCCTTTCATCAAGGGCTTTTTTCTTTGCTGCCCATTCCTCGGCAAGACATTCGACATCCGGTGATAATCTTCCTACTGTATTCATTATAGTAATTAGAAGGGCGCGACGCTCTTTATCTAGCATATATTCAGCAACTTTGAGATCGTCTTCTGTACCTGCTAATAGTTCATGAAATGGTTTTGTAATTTTATCCTCAATATCATCTATACCCTTTATCCTCTCAATACCTTCAGGATATTCATTATTATGGGCTGCTATATATTCGGACATGTCTTTAAAATTTATATTTCGTGTCCTCTCTATAGCCTGTTTTGCCTTTAATAGTTGATCGTATGGGCTATCATCAGAATTATGCCACCACTCTTTTACTAGCATTTCCTCAGACACCCATCTCTTTTCAATATTCTGATCGATGTGAGCATACACACTTTTATGTTTCCTCAACCTCCTACTTAACCAACCAAAACCTTCCAATATCCCACTCACAATCCAAATTGGAATGAAACAGGCTATTACTATCGGCCAAAATAGAATATATAAAGGGTCATACTCTTCATCTACCTTTTCTGATATAACACAACCGATCACTGCATAAAACATAACCACTACAATACTAATTATTATCTTCATGAGCCGTCCTCCTTATCTCCTCGCTCTTTCCAACAATCAACTCTGAATATGGCAAACTCTCAATCCACTTGCAGAAGTCTCGCCACTCATCCAGTCTATGATTTTTACGCTGCCTATATATATTAGCCAACACCTCATAATTAAACATGACATTACGAGTTTGATTGTAGCTGCTTGGTAAGAGCTGTATCATCTGCCACCAATATTTCTTTTGAGCTACTTTAATTCTTTTTCTTTGCTCTTCAGGATTAGCACCATAGGATTCATTAGCTTTAAGCGCCCTATCGCATGACATCCAAAGTTTTCTATAGTAGTTTAAAGTACCAACAACCTCATTCATTAGATGCATTGGATTCGCACAAGCTAAACGATTTCTGCCTTCAGTACTTTCAATATAATCTTCCATTTCCTGATCAACGTAATATAACTGATCTGTTGAGAAATCCTCCAGCGTAAACTCCTTCTCCTGAATCTTATGCATAGTGCTACAACTGTTAGCCACAGTACCAACCTTATATGTATCAAATTCTTTCCCATTAATGGACTATCTTTTACCCACTAAAAATAGTGAGGACACCATTTCGGTTTTCATGGGCTTCGTTTCCTAAAACCCAGCTACATATCAATAGTAGCCCTACTCCCCCGCCCAGAAGACATAGGGGATAGTCTCTACAGGTTCATTCTAAACACACATTTTAAATGCAAAACTTTAATCTACGTCTAAACTATAACCTTCAATCTCGGCTTTAATTTCAAGCTGGTACAAATATTGTCCCATAGCACTTGCTTGTGATTTCCACTGCTCCATAGGACAATTTGGTTCAAAATCAAGTTTGCCGGCCTCTCTTTTTATAATAATTGAATGAAGTTTATTATACTTTTCCTTAACAAAATGATACTCTCCAATCGCTCTACTCCTATAATCATCAGATTTTAGTAATTCAATAATCCTATCAAATTCCATAATAATTGCCTCCTTAAAATAATAAATCCTTAGTTTATAAGTTATATGTGTGTTTAGAATGTTTCCCACGGGATTCCAATGGGTGGTTCCCCGTTAGCCATAAAATATGACCCCTGCCGATAAGCAGGCAAAGTGTTTCATTGGCAGAAAGAACTACCAATATAAAGGCGCTGTGATTCTCACATATACAGGAATCATTCGCATATACTTCCTATGCTCCGTACCTGCATCTGAAAGCTTCTGCATGAGAGAGTGGTCATGTTCGCCAATTTCATACCACGTACCCAACTCTGTTTTGTCGGCCCCAACGCCCCAGAATGTACTATCACTCTTCCCCCATGAATTCATAGGGTTCCTCATGCCCTCGATCACAAATTCCATCTGCTCTGGACTCGCCAGAACCACGTGCTCTAAATTAATCATTCTTTTTCCTCCTTACAATAATGGTCTCTAGGTAGATACACTATTTCATCATTTCTATTTGTTACCTGAACCCAATCAATAGGCTCTTTCTCTAACCCTAATTTTCCAGAATACTTAACAAGCTCATCTTTCATTGCAATATTATCTAAGATAGTAGCAATTGCTTTTGCTAGTTCTAAACTTTCGCCTTTCCAATATGCTACATAAACATCATTATCTTTGTTGTATCCTTCAACTCTATACACTGCTTTCTTTTCATTGTCCGGGAATATGTAGTTTAAAAATGGATCATCTAAAAACCTGATCATCTAAAAACCTGATGTTTTCTGGATATGCCGTGTGTATAGTCCCATCCCCAAGTTCAACAATCGCTGATACTGATATTGTTTGCCTTCCATAAATCGGTGACGTATTGGTATCACACCAGCGATGAAATAATGCCTTTACTTCCTCGTCACCGGCTGTCACATAACAGGGGCGTAAAGGTACCTCGATTTTTAATTCTGACATTTTTCTTTTTCCTCCTTCCCACACATTTGTCGAAGTAATACCTTTTGATATTCGAGTAATTCCAACCCGCATACTTTCTCCACGAACAAAACGGGATTTTCTTTGGCGGCGTATATGTCTATTAGTTTGTTAACCCTTCCATCTTTTATCTCAACGTCATACCCACTCAACTTAGCTACAATATCACTGGTTGTCTTTTTACCACGAACAGTACATACCGGAACTCCATCTATACAAATAACATTCACTCGTTTACTCATGTATTGTGGAACTCTGTATACTTTTATTTCACTCATCTGAACCCTCCTTTGCCGTGCGTATAATATCTTTAAATGTGTCCAGCATATCCTCTGCTAAAAAGTCGCTGCCGACTATCCTGTGGTCGTACCTTGTTGGGGAAATATCCACCCCTAAAAATACCTGATTGTCTGGATAAATATGTATAAACATTGAACAATTATTTTCTTTCGCCAACCCACACAAGGTTGATAAATTAATATTCTCTGTTTGATCGCCCTCTCCAGACATCTTCCGCTCGATTTTATCAATCCTATCAGCTATCTTCTCAATACCTTTTAGGAGTTTCTTGTCGTACTTATCATGTGTCGCCATACTATTCCTCCTTGATCATTTCCTAACATTGATCCCATTCATCTTTAGGAAATTTAATAGTTCTATAAAATCATTATCAGGCTTTCCGTATTCATGCTTGTCTAGCAACATAACTTTCTTGCATTGAGGACAATGCACCCAACGACTGAGTAAATATCCATTTTTACGATGCATAGAATATACATTGTTCAAATCGGCAATAAATATAAGACCGCAGCTGGCGCATATGCAGCAACGTCCATATCCGCTATTAATCATTCGTATCCTCCCGCCTTGTATTTATCTACTCTCATTAGCCTTTTTCATCGTTCCTGATAATAGAGCATTATAATATTCGATTGCATCAATCCAGCCATTTTTATACGAGTCAAGCACTGCCATCTGTGCAGTTACACGTATCGCATCATTTGGACAGTTATAGGCAATTTCTGGATATTGTTTCCCTATTCGCTCTATGTTTTTATGGATTCCCTCATTTATAATTTTTTCATCAGTCATACCCATCCACGTCAATCCTTTCTATCAACAATCTTAACCTTATATCCAAGCTTCTCCTCTATCTCTTCAAGAGTCATTTCCTTAATTCCATACTTGACTATGGTATCAATTACTGTATAATCACCTGGTAAATCCACATCACCATAGCCAACATCTATAGAGGCCCCAGCGTTGATATATGATCCCATGGTATATACTGACTTGCATTTTATTTCAGGAATACCCTGATCGTAAATGGGCAAGGGAACTCTACTTATATACACCTCGTGAACATTTTCTTGCGCATCTTCAAACTCATACGTTAGGCCTAGATAATACCTACCTTTTTTGCTACAAAGAGTATCTTTTAATAATTCCACGCTCTTTAATCGTTCATTTTTTCTCTCGAACATAACTACATCCTCCATTCTTCTTAGCATGTTTTCTTTGCTGTAATAAATAGCCGCCATATGAAGCTGGATCTATGGATGTTTCCTTTTCATTTTTCCACCCAAGCCATCCTTTTCGTCCAGTTTTCATATTGAGTTCCTTGGTGTACATGGTTGAAATATCATTACTCATGTTGTTTTTCCCTCTCAAAATATCATAATGCCCTACCACTATTCTCTATTTGAACTCCATTACCACACATGCATTCTCCGGATAACACTTAATAACATGCAAAATATCACCAACCGCTAGATTTCGTGTTAACCCCAAACTGTTCTCATCCGACAATATAAAAAGATTGTCTATTGGGTTATAGACAATCTCTCTAAGAGGCTTGTCTATGTATTGGTCACGTAGTACAACCTTAGTCCGCAAATCAACTGGAAAATTACACCAAGCATCATATATAGTCCCTAAAGTCCTTACGTTGTTATCCAAACTTTTAAATATAATTACCCTCCTCTCAATGTCGTATAAAATCTGTCCGATTCCTTTCATAAATATCATTCCTCCTTAAAAAAAAATAAAAAGAAGAGAATCCTCATTTGAAGACCCTCTTCTAATTTTAAGTTATCTCTGTGCTACATTTTTCCACTGTTCATTTATAGTTATCATCCTGTCATCTGCACTCATAAATATCAGTGCCATTCTCATGTATTTAGCACTCTGCTTCATACTTTCAATACCACCTCTAGCTACAAGTTCACTAGACCTCTCTATAAAATGATTACTTATTAATTTTCGTAACATAGTTCATCACTCCTTTCACTATAGAGCATGTAAACTACGCGAAAATTTTAGGAAAATATGCACTTTCAGTACTCACTTGGGAATAGAATCGTCGTGACACTCCTATCCCACTCGGTAATTATCCATATTTTGTCATGCTTTTTGTCTTCAAACACCGCCAAAATACGATTATCGCCATTTTTTACGGCTTCATCATTCATTTTTGCATCATCGGGACATGTATTACCCCAGTCGCAGGTCTTATACCGCTTGAATGACTCAAGAATAAACTTAATAAAGCCAGGATTGTGCTCCATCTCGGCAGCAACCCCGGCTGTGACCACTACCTGACCTGTTTCAAATTTACCCATTTTTAGCACCTCCCCCATACAAACTTGCTAAGTTCTTTGTATTCGTCGCCATTAAGCAAAAATAAATGTCCGCTGCATATCAAATTATGCCCTCTTGTTGAATATGAACCGTCTATACTGGTCTTCCTACCACAAATAACACAAGTATACAGATCATCGCCGTCGTATCGTCCTACTCTTCCAGTTTCCTTGAACTGAGCTACATTTGCAGCATCAACTTCTTTGTACTTATCTATAGTTTTTATCATGCAGATTCCTCCTCCCATGCTTCATACAAAATATAAATAGAATGTAGTAGTTTATACGCTTTATCAAACACACACGTATCTCCAATATATATTATGTTTTCTACCTTTGGATCAGATAGAAGCTTATTAACGGTTGCCTCTACTTCGCCTCTGACTCCGGATATAATTTTAAACCGCCTAACCAAATGTCTCTGCATACTTATAGTTCCTCCTCGCTTATAATTCTAACTTTATAACCAAGTTCTTTCTCTACATCAGCGAGAGTCATTTCTCGTGTTTTTTCTGTTTTTATTGTTTTTTCTCTATAATGAAAATCATTACCTGGTATTTTTAATTCACCAAAACCAAGATTTACTCTCCATATATCATTTTCTGAGCAATGCGGATGCCTTATATCAGGACATGGTAATATACTCAAAGGCATCTGGTCGATGACATACTCGCACTTATCACCATCATCAAAACACCTCACATACCTAGCGGTGACTGTCCATGGATCGCCTTCTTTTTGAGGTTTATTAACTGTAAAATCTTCACATTTTGCATATATAACCGCCATTACAACTCCTCCTCTATAATTGTGATACTAAGATTCTCTATAATAGCCACTGCACTAACTCCGGCTGGTCTATTTGCTAGGGCTCTTTCAAACTTTTCTCTATATTTTTTATGATTGAACTGGTTGACAATGCAAAAATCGTGCAACAGCTGCATCTTCTCGCTAATAAGGGCCTCTTCCTCAAGACTCCTATGCCTGTGCATATCATAATTCTGTCTTTTCTTCTCTTTTGTCTGCATAAAAACTCCTCCTTAAATATGCAAAACCTTGCTACTTCTGTTCTTTTACATTTTCATCTTTCTCATAATATGTAGGCTTATGAGAATCGATGTTACATGGATTAGCCAAACAAGGATTGCATGGATCCTTCCAATCTTCTATATCTCGATGCTTACAAGTCTTACAATATTCATGAAAATATACTTCTTTATAATCTCCGATCATTCTTCTGCTCCTAACTGAAACTGAATATGCACCCAATTCATGAGTGTATCCTCAATATGTACCCATTCATCCATTTCTCTTAGATCACTCATACTGAACACGTATGTATACCGCTCTCTCCCTCGTCGGAATACAAAACGCTGACCATCTACCAAACTGTCGTAATCCATACGTACCTCATAGACTATGAATCCATGTTTAGGTCCTTCCTGAGTCCGTATCAAATGCATAAGCTGCTCCAGAGAATAAATATCAATGGTCCATCTGTCATCGGACTTCTCTTTTTGTGTCTCTATAATTCTCCTAGTCCGAATATCATACATGTTCACTGGGTACTTTTTCATTCGTTTCTCCAATACACATCCTGGTATCGGCGGCTCAGCATTATCGGGAATATTATGGTAATAGTCATCACTCACCCTTGAAACTACGAATTTCATAATTAACCTACTCCTTTATTACCTTTTCTTTATGAGCCCCTGTTCCATACCTACGGCAAGAATCACCAAGGCCTGTAATATAACGTAATATGACCTATTACAACCACGTGGTAGGATATAGAATAATTGCTGTCTGTATTTTACGGATTCATACGTTTTTTCTACGAACTGCCTATCCCAATATGATAGAGGATGTTCCAAATACCCCTCGACAAACTCTACGATAGTCATAAATGTCATCCTTTCTACAACTTTCTACTCTTCCGTTCCTCATACTCTTCTTTGGATATCTCAATCCACTTTCCCTCTTCATCACCTTCTGGTTCTCTGAAAAATCGGTTGACTTCAACTCTCCTCTGCTGATCGTTCTCAGTCGTTATCGCAAAAAATACTCCAAAGGTATCAAAATCGCCGTTCTTTTTGTCTGTTAGGAAATCCTCACAATAAACCTTTATCGGCTTACCTGGCATATATGGCATCACTATAGGAAACATCTCATCAATGACACGACTACCTAGACCTGATCCATATGTACTACGTGGATTATTAATATCAACACAATATGATCTGTTATTATCCGTATATTTGACAGTTCCATTAGGATATGCATGCTTAAATAACGAAAACATTCTTTTACACTGATACACTTTGGAACCATCACTGTTAGACCATGAGCGGTCATCCCAAACATCATCCGTATCCTCTATAGGTGTCAATGGCTGACCGTCTATGAGTCTGTTGAGGATACTCTGCGTCATTTTTATACTGAACCCAGAATGCCCATCTTCACATAAACTTTCAAACGCCTTTAAGGCGCTCCCGTAACAAGCACACCCATAATCAAATTCCCCTCTTTTTTATCAGGGTTCTCTTTTCTACATGCGATTTCAACTTCTTGTCTTGCCCAATCTAACATACTCATTTCTAATCTCCTCCTTGAAAAAAACAAAAGAAGAGTCAATGTTTCCAAAGACCCTTCTCTGTTGTTAATAGAAATAATTACTTAATACAAATACCTTATACATGTCGTAACAGTACCTAACCACGCTATCAACTGGATAACCCGTACATATTTTTTCTGTTATTTCATCAATACTATACTCAAATTTTTTACCATCGTTTTCGATGATTATATTGAGCACGTCATCTCTGATTGCACAAAATATACTTCCGATTATTCTCGGTTTTAGTGCCTTTTGTACTGCCATACTATATATATACTCGTAGTCTGTCATATATCTCACCTCCACTATAGAGGCTGTTTCTTACGCGTGTAACCATCTGCTTTCATTGAATTTCTTCTTATTATTGATGGCTTTGCTGATTGCAATATCAATACTGGCTCTACTCTTCAGATGATAGTAATATAAATCAACAAACTTGGTATTCAGCCTATCGATTCGCCCTGCCGCCTGCTCCATAACTTTGTATGAGTAGTTCTGTGAGTAAAATATAATCGTATCAGTATCAACACAATTCCATCCCTCACACCCAGCTGTATACTGGACCAAATATACCCATCGCTCTGTATGTGGTATCTCCTGATGAGCATGTCCATTCCACTCAGCAAGCTCAAACCGGTCATCATCCCTATATATCTCAAATATACTCTTTAGTATCTCCAGCTCATAATCAAAGTTATAGAATATAATGCATTTAGGGTGTTTTTCATACAGCTCCAGCACCTTGGTCTGCCGTGTTTCATCGCTATTTACTACTTTTCTCAGCAAATAACATAACTCCGACGCATTCTCTATCGGCTTGTCCTCATATATATTCCACCTATCCTTGAATAGAGACTTATACGTTTTCAAATCATACTCAACATAGACATCTTCATGATGCTGTATTGTAGACCGATTAAATGGCATATCTACCAACAACCTTTCTCTGAATCGAATAAGTCTGCCAGTGTTAACATATCTATCAACTTTGGGGAACTTGGAAAACCTTGAATATATAACATGCTCATGAATAAACTCTGTCTTATTCCTATAAAACCCATTCGCCAAAAATACTGGTAGGTAATCCATCCATGTATCTCCAGGTGTGGCAGATAGTAATATCCATTCATTCGATTTTGTTATCTTCAGAAAGGCCTTTACCCAGGTTCCGTAACCAACAACCCTCTGTTCATCAAATATAAAAAAAGCACCCCTAACATCAGAGTGCTTCTTTACATTATTCCAACTATCCACAACTATTTTGTTGCCGTTGGTTTTATTTAGTTTTGGATTGGTCGACATCATAAACGGAGCCATTTCATCTTCCCATTCATGAGTATCGCGTTTTCTTGCAGTGGTTATAATATATAAATCCTTAGGTCTCTTTTTCACAGGATGATAGCCGGACTTATCAATCCGACCACCACTCTGTTGAAAAAAGTAATATAATCCCGTCCTGCTCTTGCCAGAACCAGTACCCCCACATAATATACAACCATTGTGCATCTTGGCGAGGGCTATCTGCTGGTGCGGACGTAGAAATTCTTTATCTTTAGTCACCTTCCACTTCATGTCCCCCTTCATCAAGCTTATACTTTATCATGGTTAGAATGAGCTCAACACTAGCCCTTGTCTGCTCATGTAATATCATACGGTCCTTGTGATCGTCGTACCACTTAAATATCTCGCTTAAATCACCAGACCGCCATGAAAATGACCACCAGTCACAAATCATCTCAATAATATATTCATCCGGCATGTCAAGGGCTATTGTACCCTCCTTTGGGTCGTCATTCACAAGAACCCAATACTGCCAATGGTGTGGGTTGACGTGAATATGGTGGAGCCATGCGCGTCTAAACTCTTCAACTACTGCATAAGATCTGTTTCCACCATAGAAGTACTTGTCATAAGCATCGTATTCTTCACTCGAATACTTTGACGCATCATGATTAAGCAGATTCACTTTCAAGTTGGGATACTTGCTTATTTCGAGCACATCATCATAATTATCCAAAAGCCACGTATAAGCTTTCATAACCGCATCTTTATGCTCTTTAATATAGTTGTCGTACTCCTTACTCATGCTTGTCACCTCCTTCAACCGGGTGAGTTAGGTTACGTTTAAGGTCTATACCCATCCGCTGTAAAGTTTCTATAAACATGTCCATCTCCGCAAAACTCACAAACCCTAAATATAAAGGTTCACCATTGGGCGCATCCTTTGCTACGGCACCATCGTTATAGGTGAACTCACAGGTAGCGAGCTGCTTAGTCTCAGCCAAACCGACACATACGCCCGTTACCGCTGTATCAAGATTGTTTCCAGACATCATAAAGCAAGTTCCTCCCCTCTATATGGAATCTGATCTACGTCTCCTCCTGGAAGAGTAACTGACTGCATCATTATCCCCGTTTCTTCATCAAAATATATATCGTCCAGCTTATGATCCCATTCCTGGAACTGCTCCAGCACATTGTAATTTCTCTGTTTTCTGAGATTGATAAGTTCGTCACTTATAAGACGTCTCCACTTACGCGCAAGAGGCTTTCTACTCTGGGCTAATATGTTATATAACCCAGACTCAGTAACAAAGCTGACCGATCTACTCTGCCCTGCAACTACCATTGGTAGTATCAGCTTTTCATCTGTCTCCACCATACCGAGCATGTTCCAAGTATTTCCCGCGCTATAACCAACCATATCTGCTACATCTCTAGCACTGAACAAAGGTTCGTCCAACGACGAATATACGTCTAACTGCCTCTTATCAAAAGTAAGAGTACCTACCTTATTGGTATTCATGTCACTCCTCCTTACCTGAGCTGTTTGCACCCTCTTCTGGTGGGGTCATATAGTTACTCAAGTCTATACCAAAATGGTATTTGCCTGATCTGATACCTTCTTTTTTCTGCTCACATTTTTCCTTAGCTGCATCTTTCTTTCGCTTATCTGCAACACGCTTAGCAACCTTGTTGACCAGTTCTTTCCATTTCTTCCTAGTAAGTCCTGGCCATATTTTATTCTGTCCCCGGCATTCATCAATCATACCAACGATTTCCTTCTTGACCTCATCTGAAACAGCCCGATCTGTTACCATGATGTCTTTCTTATCTGCAATATAATACGTTACAGGCACATACTTCTTGAATACTTCATAGTAGTTGCCCTCATTGCCGAACATCTTCTTACAAACAGCCATAGCAAAACCTTTCTCAGGATCATAGTTTTCATGTTTTCCAGCCCTAACCATAGTTTTGGTTCCATCCTTCCAAAGTACGATAGTTACTCGATCGCTAAATATAACGTCCTTTATGTTCGATCTAATATCACAATTCATAGTTGTTTCCTCCTTTATACATGCAACGACATTTGGTTTGCATAATTCTGCAGATAAGCCATACTGTCTGAGTATCTCGCTGTTCAGGCGGTCTATTTCTATTCCATATGCCTCATTATGACAAGATAATCCATACGGATTATTTGCCTTTTTTATAGTTTCTTTTAAATTTGCTATAAAATCCTCTGGGTAATTCACAGCTTTCACCCCGTATATGTCATTGAGTACCTTTTTTTCAGCAATAGCCGCTTCCGCTTCTGCTTTGCGAAATACATACATCATAAACAACCCGAATGACATAAACACCTTACCATCTGGAACCACCCGACATTCAAGATTCACTCTAATATCAGAGTCGATATAATCACCATAATAATAGACAATATCAATCGATCTACACCCTAACAAGCTAACATCTGAATTCACAAATTTTATACTATTTAATCCAATCCACACTATGTCGCCCGGTCCGACTCTATATAATGCTTTATTGACTGGATGGCTCCTCACCCAATCTGAAGCATCGCGAATAAACCTATGTCTACCCTTCATAAAATTTGTCACGACAACAATATTCATAAAAATCTCCTCCTTAAAATATAAAAGAGACCTAGCATATTACTACGCTAAGTCTCGTGTGATCTATTCTTACATATTATTTGAATGGCAGTTCATCCTCATCGTCAGGTGCCTCTTCCTCTGCAAAACGCTGAGCAAACCTGTCAATATTCTGCTCCACATACATATTCTGTAAATATGCAGCTCTACCACGTTTCTCGTTCTTAGTACCTTCCTGAGTTACCCAATCATATGGTCGAATATCAAGATCGACCCTTGCAATGCTGATCCTGTCCAGAATCTCAACCTCATCTTCAGTAAGCTGTCTCCTGTTTTTACCGCTCGTTAAATATATGTTGGGACCAGAACGTCCAAACTTTACCTTCACAGGCAGGTGCATTCTTGGTTCGTCCCCCGGATTTACCCCATCTTTGATCTTTACATTCCAACCATCTCTAGCCAACGCATCAGCCATCTCTCTGGTAGGTATGCTCAGAGCAAAGTTTCTGTTGCCCTCAGCATTATACGCTGTCATTTTCCCAGCAAAATTCTTAAATATGATGTGTCCATCGTCTACCATTAATATTCCATTTTCTGCTACTTTAAGTTCCATTGTCTTATTCTCCTTTTGCAAAAAATAAAGAGAGTCTAAGTTTCCTTAGACCCCCTAATTGTTATTTCGTGATTTCTTTTATTAATGCTTTCATAGTTCTTACATATATAATTACGTAATATGGCCATACAAAATATGATATAACCATACCAATAAATGCATCCGCTCTTGACTCGTCATCTTCTTCGCATAATGTCCAAGCACCACTATCAGATACTAATATTAATAGTATAGTAATACCCATAACTACACAGCCAATTAGTAAATACCACTGTATTAAATGTAATATCATAAAATCACCTCCTCATTATAGAGGCTGTAATCTACGCGATACTCTGTTTGAACGGCATATCACCAGTTACTCCCGGTGGAATATACATAAAATCCATAGGCGGATCCGTGCATACATACGGATCATCTGAAGCAAACTGCTCAAAATCACCATACTTAGATATTTCTGCTATTGCTGCATCTACCTGTTTTCTGTAGAATGACTTGTCTACGGCATCCTCTTTTCCGAGCTGTCTCACCATCTCAGACTCAAGCCACCTGTAACCAGTTGATCCCGGTGCTGCATAATTCTTACCATTATCCACACGATATAATACGCCGCCATTCTCACCAACCAATATAGGTGTAAACTGACCAACCCTTCCTACAAACTGTAGGTTGTGACCGGGTTCAATATCTTCAGCAAGTTTCTTAGCCTCAGGTTCAAACATTATATCTGATATCTTGCCTTTCTTATAGTCACTCTCGAGTTTATCAAGCTGTTTCTCAAGCTCACTCACGTCCGGAAGTTTTTCATTAATATCCAAATATAAAGCCCCCTTGGATACTGAAAATGTCTCACACATATCGTCAAATACTATTGGTTCATGACTGAATAGCGTCTTGAATACATATGGGACTGCAAACTGCTTACCTGTAGCCGTCCATTCTCCGCCATGCTCAGTATTATCACCTGGCACATAACCGTACATCTTCTGACAATCTTCTGGTGACTTGTATTTTGCAATATATACCGCATCATTCACAAGACACATCTTCTCGTATGTAGCCTCATGCTCAAATGTGTACCCATACCTCTTACCAAAGTCCATAACGAACTTGATAATCTCCGGAGTGGCATCTGGTATCTTGATCGAGTCTGTCTTGATATGAGCAACCTTGAATCCACGCTCCATAACTGCATGCTTGAGATCTATCATGAATAGAGCCCCACGCTTTGCCACTATATTATCGACATTTCTATTATCCCTGAATGGGTTATCAAAACCTGCGGCTGTCAAACCATAAACTGAATTAATAGCTGTCTTGAGTGCATTTGCCAAGTCCTTATGACTCAATTCACCGTTCTTGACTTTCTCAATATATGGTCTGAGCTTACCATCCATCATTTGGTCAACTTCATCCCATGCTTTATGCTTGATACTTACACGACCTTCAACAATATCACGGAATGCTCTAGTGTATCTGACACCAAATAAACATTCTGCTATTATTGTATGCGGATGCATTGAAGCAATATCAAGCAAAGCTACGTTGCCATACATGCCAGGAAATCCCTGAGCGAAGCCACCCTCTTTTGGATCTTCTCCTCTGTACATTGACTTGCCAAACTCGTGTGTATAGCCTGGGAAATATGGAAGTAAGCTATCCTCTTTGAACGGCACTTCTGCATGCGGCGGATTATGTGGTGCCGCCATCATCTCTGGACATGTATCTTTTAAAAATAACAGCACATCTGGCGGAAGCTCTTTCACTGGCTGTGATAAATCCCTATACATAAATTCGCTCTGTGGTTTTCTATTTTTACCAAATATAATTCTTGTAGTCAGAGTATTTGTTGTATCATTGGCTGTCATCTCTGCCAAATCTGCCAGAATCTGCCTTGCCGTCCAGTCTGCCTTCAAGTAATAGAATGCTGCCTCTGTGGATATAACATCATTATCACAATACTCAGCAACTTTCACCCAAAGTTCCTTTGGTACAGGCTTATCCCATTCTAATCCAAGCTCCTGGTGTTTGATCCTCAGTAATAACTTTCTGAGTTCATCACTTATCTTAGACTTTGGATCATGAGCAACCTTTGACATCTCTATCTCGAGCTTCTTCAAACTCTTTTTATTGGTAGACGATGCAAAATCATAAATATCAGTGTATGATATGTTATACGCCTCGCCAAAGAATGCGTTATTATCGTGATTTATTATCCTCTGTGATAATCTGTAAAGCTGCTCGTTGTCATACCCCATCATAATTGCAAACAGAATATGATTATCATATCGTCTACAGTTAAATCCGATCAGTCTATACCCAGTTATCAACTTCTCAATATCTATAGGCTTTGGATTGATCATACGAACCATTGCATTTCCTTCGCCGGCAATCTTCCAGTTCACCAAGCATAAGTTCGGAAATATCTCTATATCATAAAACGCTATAGGTTTCTCCGTGTCCTCAGCATTTTCAGAAGGTTCGTCTGACTTGAACTTCATTTCTTTTACCTGCTTAATGCAAAAGTCTGCATTATTTGTACTTGACATGGCAAATGCTAATACAGCATCGAACATATCGCTTACGTCATAATGCAGACCTTGATTATAAGCATCGTCTAATATTTGTCGTATAAAACAAATACTGGGCTTAGTAGCTGGGTGTATCTCTTTATTGAGGTTCCTTTTTATTAGCTGTCTAAGCCCTCGCTCGCTCTTTATTTTATCTTTTCCTACCGTGTTTTTCTCCTCCTTCAAAGGCAATCCGGAGTTAATAGTCGCTATAGGAGTATCGTTACACTTGGTAAGCATACGTCTTAATGAACTATTACCCGTAAATACCTTTATTTCAATATCTTCATCATAAATACGACTAAGTATTGAAACGTCCCCATCATAAATATAATGAAGATGTATACCGGCTCCACTCTTACTAAGTTCTGCATATGTAGCAGGCCACTTACTTGCCGCTTCAAGATTTCTCTCGAAGGATTTTTTACCGTCATCTCCTTTTATATCGAAGTCTATAACTATATGATTCTCCGGAACTTTCACGTAATGTAACTTGTGCGTATCAAGTCCTGCAAGTTTCGATGTACATTTATCCCATGATGTTATCGGGGTTTCTTTATTAGACGCATACTGTGCCGAATAATCGCCAAGCGCATCGTCAAGTAAACTATGCTGCTCTTTAAATCCCAACCATACAGGAACACTCGTTTCGGCAATTTCCGTCTTCTCTGTAGGTTCCTCACGCTCAAAAATATCAGTTCTGAATCCAGTATAGTAACTCCTTACTCTCGCACCGTCGTCAAGCGCTATACGATCTGAATACTCCCTGAAATAATTCTTGAGTTCCTCTTTAAAACTTCTCTGAGAATATGGATAAGGCACCTTTGCATCGTCACAATACAGCTTGTACATTTCCCATGCTTCTTTTAGTGTCGTACTGTCATGCTTTTTGAACACATGATATGCACTTAAAATAAAGTTATAGAAATCATTCGAGGCACCCAACATTGCAACTGGTACATAGCTGTCGTATCTCCCTGGATCTGCCAAATATACTTCTCTGCAATGCCAAGCGATAGCCCCAAGTTCAAATTTGACTTTGGCCATAGCTTCTTTGTATTCTTTTGGATTAAGCTTATTCCCAGATGGAGACACATCTATCAGACGTCTTAGCAAACCCGATTTGCCATCTGTAATCTTTACCGGCTTATTCGTACCCATGATAAGAAAACACTTGAAGCTGTTGGTATATGTACTTTTAAACTTCTCGTTCACAGTCATCTGCTCATGAGATACCAAACTGTTTATCTTCGTATTATCCTCAATTCTGGATAAATCACCATCATGCTCTATTGCTACAAGTGGGTTAGATCTGAATGCCTCCAATGCGAATACGTTTGTAGCGGACCCCAATGCCTTTGAATCAAATACTGAATAATACCCATCAAATAACATCTGAATGATATTCAACACCGTTGATTTACCTGTTCCGGCAGCACCATACAACACTACAAACTTCTGAATAGTCTTGCTATCGCCAGTTATGATTGAACCGATAGCCCATTCGATCTTGTGACGCTCTTCCTCAGAATATAAAGTAGACAATAACTTATCCCATGATGAATAATCACCAACTTCAAGAGGATATGACAGTCGTTTACTTGCATAATCTTCTTTTTTGGCAGCATCATTTGAAAATATAAGCTTCTCGTCCAACATATGGAATGAATCTCTGGATTGTTTCTGACAGTATTTATGAAACTTGTCGATCATTCCTGTATCTGCGTCCCACATATACATAGGTCTTGCTATATCTGTAAATCTGTCTCGATGCTCCTCGTAATATGTTTTTATTTCATGATCTATGAGACGAACAACATCTTCCTCATCAGTTGACCAAAGCTTACGTTCTTCGTCCCATATAGCATAAAAATCTTGACCGCGAATCATAAGATCCTTACTCTTTTTGATGATGAATTTAGGATATATCTCAACCTCTCCACGCTTTTGTGATCTGGTTGCGATAGTCATAAAATCTAACATACTCACCACCCTCTCCGTTTATTATTTGATTCACGATATACTATCAAGAAACCAGCACATCTGTATCCAGATTTCTTCGCGTCTAAGGTCATCACGACAATTTGGTATCGTGAATAATCCACCTTTGCCATCCCGGTCATACTTTCGTTCAAGAAATGTGTCCGTTATTTCATGGACAAGCCGGACATCAAAGCACTTATCATGCATACCTTGTAAACCAAGACTAGATATCATTTGCCAAAACCACTGGCCTGTACGATTTCCTATCTGTGGATTATCCATGATTGTCCGCTCACATCTTAATGAGAGTGCAACCATCATTTCTAAGATATTACATGGCTCAGATACTAAGTCTGGCATAGACGTATCATAACCATTAGCAAACATGAATTCTCTACGAAGATCTATACCATCGCTTGCTCTATTTTCGTCTCTTACCATTACTGCATAGAATTCTTTAGAATATAAAAAAGAAAGCAGCTTATTGTAAGAGACTTCCCTACCAAACCGCTTTCCGCAGACTATATTACATAGCCATTTGAAATAATCTTCTCGAAACTTATCCTCTAAATACATTAGTCCTCCTCTCCAGAGTTGCACTGAAGTATCTGATAATCCATCTCAAGACGATCATTTCTTACATACATTACATCTGGCTCCTCTGGATTATCACCGAAATGATCTATGAATTCTCTACCGACTGTGTTAACGATGTCGTCCACATTCACCCCATATGTATCAGTCAAAATATCATCACCATACCACATGAGTACTGTGCACTCATTATCTGCCTTATTACCATACTCTTCAGGTTCGATGATGTATGGAAGCATACTGTCGTCTTTATCTTCCGCCAAATCATCATCAACTGATTCGGTATCATATGCATCTACCAGGCCGCAGTATGTCTCTTTTTCCTCAGCTTCCTCTTTTTTTTTACGCCGAAATACTTCCTTCACAGATGCTATCTCGTCATCTGCTATCTTTCTGTACTTCTCTCTTGCCACAAACCAAGATGCTACAGCACCTACCGCAACTCCTAATGAAAATATCAATACATTATTGTTCATTTGTTTTCCTCCTATATAAATCTACCCCCAGTATCCATTGAATAACTGAGGGTAATCAAACATATCTCTATAGTAATCACCTGATCCAGGTGAATCAAATCCTCTTCATTTGCATACCAGATCAAGAATAGGTCCATCTACATTGAAATCAAGGCATAATGCTTTTTCTATTCCATCGAGGAATCTTGCATTTGGAGTATACTGGGTATTGTATATTCCAAAATCTACGAAATTGTCACCATTTGGATTCTTTTCATCGTAAATCCATCCGACACAGGCCCCAATCTTAGTCTTCTCGAAACCAAGCATCTCGTATACATCATTCAAAAACAAATGACCGTATGCTTTAAGCCTGTCATTGGCCCAGTTCTGCTGCTGTCTGAGATACCATAATGTCTGTTCGGGATCTTTATCATCATATCCAGTATTGCCCTCGTAAAATAAGCGAGCATATGGTGACAATGCATTTGTATCTATAACATCGTACTCATTAGTAACCACTGTCTGAGTACCATCTTCATTCTGCACCACAGTCTCCATGGTGTTGTGCTGAATATTATATCTGAGTTCCTGATCCACTTCTTTTCCGAACTTCTCAACAACTCTGTTTCTATACTCTTTGAATGACTTATTTACAGTCATATAAGCAGTGGCAAGAGCTGCATTTCTCTGTCTGAGAATCCTGTTAGATGTAACTATGCTACCTATAGATAATGCACCAAGTAATATAGATGGTCCATAGAGCTTTGTAAGTTCCCAACCGGTCTGTAAATATACAGTCGTAAGGCTCTTTTTACAGTCTTTCATTGTATATTCTGACTCTTCGCCATTCTCTATTGCTTTAATATCTTCATGAACAGAATCAAGCTTTTTATGAGAATCTTCCATAACGTCGTCGAGCTTCCTGGTTGCAACGCATGCCCATATTGCACTGCCTACCGTACCCACTACTCCAACGATCATACATATCTCCGGGCTATGCTGTCTTGTCTTAAATATAGCTTTATTGGCTGCTACTGCCATCTTTGAGAAAAATTTACTCTTCATTTGTATCGTCCCCCTTTTTTGTTGTGTCAGCGGCAATCTCACCGCCGAGTGCTGCATAACCGCAAATATCAATGTAATTGTCGTCCTTATAAACGCCACTTGAGTTTCTGGCTACCTTCATAAGGATCATCATATTAGCAACATCTGTGCTGTCGATTGGAGTATTAAGATATGTGCTCCAAAATGCAGCTATATTTGCAAAGTTATCCTCTGCATTACCATACGTACCCTGTCGTTCGCCATTTATAATGGTTTTTGCATTATCTAAAATATCATTCTTATTCATGTTCTACCTCCTGAGTGCCTTTGCTCTAGGCAACTTTATGTAATATCCGTCTTTTATGCGGACCACCTCTGCGTCTCTGAGGCTTGTCCATCCATAATCGTTGTATGTATAATCGCACGTAACACCTGCCAGATCATACATATCACCTATCGATACCTGATGATACTCGTCCAGAATATCTTCCATATGTGCCAGTACATCTTCTGCTGATCCACGATGCTCAAATATCAAGTCGTCGTAGTCACTGTCAGATCTACCATCCACATATCTTCGTTCTCTTGATGAATCACTATATGACCTGTATGACACATAATCTGATCGCAAACTACCCGATTTCTTGGTATGCCCGGTCTCGCCATACAGAATCATGTCAATACCATTGGTAACAATATCTGATATAGCTTTCTTAAATGCCGGGATAAGAACCTCAAAAACAACATACGACTTTACATGCTTCACGTCATCACTAATGATTGCGTCCGTGAGTTTTCGGCCCTTGTTCTCCTTTCGTACGACCTTTCCAGAAACAACTTTCTGTACTTCTTTCTTATCCGATTCTTCAGCTTTTTTCTCCGCCTCGATTCTTGCTCTATGGGAATTACTTGGTAATTTAACTTCAGCCATAGTCTCCTCCTAACCAACCTTTAACAGCTTGCCTGGTAATGTTATCTTTGTATTTGCTGTTCGGTTATTATATTTTTTAAACTGATAACTAAGATTACTCTTAGCTTTTGCCTCTGATGGAGCCTCGGTCTGTCCCGTCCAGTTGTTGACTATGCACCTATCAAACTCCATCACTGGACCTCTGTATAAATATTTTGCCATAGGCATGCCCTCCTTTATAACAACGCGGTACGTGCCATACCGGGTGAACTGTTCGCTGCTATCGATGATGATATGGACTGGTATATCTTGGATATGTTACTCAAATCTGTGTTGTACTTCTCCAAAATATCATCCAGATCATTGTTGAACTTAGTCAGCACAGCCTCTTTGGCTTCCTTGCGTATTTCATTGGAAAGCCTAACCCTGTCTATCTTTGCTACCTCTGTGGCGACCCTTGTCTTTACAGCAGCACTTACATCTGAATATGACTTGTACACCTCATCTGATACCTGTTTGCTGATGTCAGCCTTTATCGCACCTATTGCTTCTTTTGTTGCTGACGTTACCGCCTTAGCTGCGGCTTTATCAGCGGCCTTAGCAACTGCCTTATTTACAACAGTTTCAGACAACTCTATCTCAGATGAATCAATTACCTGATCGACAGTCCTATCCAGCTTTCTTGCAAGTTTTCTCATCTTCAGCGTAGAACCAATAGCAAAGCCTGTGCCAATAAGTCCTACTACCACGCCCATCAAACTTCCCGCATTTATTTCTATCTTCATGACGTTTCCTCCTAAAAATATGCAAAACAAAAAGGAGAACACCTTGTAATAAGGCATCCTCCTTGCTTCGACTACATAATAAATATTTACTTAGCTTTCTTCATATCGACAACTGCATCGTCCCCATCGACTTCCTCTTCTGACTCAGGCAGTTTCTCAACCTTGTAACCCTTCTTCTCCAAATGCTCGATCCTCTTCTGAAGTATTTCATTTCTTCTGGATATAGCAAATGCGACTAATCCGCCGACTGCTGCTATTCCAAGTCCAATAATGATTCCTCCAGCTGTAGATCCGCCTTCTGTTGAATCAGTGCCATCATAGTTTGACTCGCTAACCTCGTTTACCTCATTCTCCATCTCTGTGTTCATGATTTCTTCGTTGTTCTCCATAGTTTTATCCTCCTAAAATATAATTTATTTGACTTATAGTCTCATAATATGACTTGTAATTTTCGCGAATTTGCATCAGTGATACATAGAATATTCGTACCTCGGAGCTACACGATACCCTATTCCAAGACACGGACGACCGTCCTTTGCAATATCACCAGTGATATCCAGCTGAATGAGCCCATCTCTACTTACATTCCAGCCAATCTCATCGCCGATTGATGTCCTTTCCAATCCAATCTTATCGTAGAAGTCGTTCAAAGATACATAGTCACAACTATTCAGTATCTCGTTCAGATCATTTACCGCTGCGCGAAGTGTTTCTCTGTCAGATTTGAAATATCTCTGAGAGATATAATCCAGACAAAGCTGCTCTCCGTCCCCCGCTACGATAACCTGTGTATTTGGCGCTGGTGCTTTCTCGATTTTATCTTTAACAACTGCCTTTGCTATCTCCTTCTCTTTTTCCTCGCCAATAGTCTCGATCACCTTGTTCTTATACTCATGTAATGCTGCTTCAGACATAGAGTATGCTGTAGCTATAGCTGCATTCCGCTTAGCATTCACATTGTTGGCACATATAATACATACCACTGATGTGGTGAACGATATAGCTGTTGGAATGTAGCACTTCCACGTTGCCTGTACGATTTCTTTCTTTGTGAGCTCCACTTCAACAGGGATATCTTCGATCTCTTCATCCATGAGCTCGTTTATCTTAGCCTCTTTTACCTCTTCAACTTTCTTATTTGCAGATATTGTGCCTTTGATAGCAAATATAACTGCACCTGCTGCTGATGTAATGCCCAAACCTATCAGTATTGCAGGGCTATTTTTTCCAGCTTTATTGGCAATTTTATTCATAGTTCTTGTGAATTTATTCATCGCAATTCTCCTTCTCGATTTTATTCATGGCTTCGTTTACCTTGGCCTCAACCATCTCTTCAGTCTGCTTCTCCTGCACATGATCCGATAACATAGATATACCAAAGCTCAGCACTGGTACGACCATTCCTAATATTTTTAACCACTTATTATTCATCAATATAATCCTCCTTTATTTCTCAGCAAATGACGGTAACATATCCCCATACGGTTCTGACACGTATGAAGCATCTCGCCATTCTTCCATTGCATCTTCATCTGGCCCGTATAAATAATCCAACATATATACAGGCTCGCCGTCTTTTTCCTCTTTTGTTTTTGCATGAGCCATATCAATCCAATACATGCCACTGTCGATACTCCAACCGATATCATTCCCATTCGGGACTGGCGGAAGTCCTAGAAACTCCAACCATTCGTTGAATACCACGTACCCTCGTAATACATAATTTCGATTTATATGGTATTCAGCATCCATAAGTTCTCGTTCATACATGTCGAAGTACCGTCCGGTAACAGGCTCACAAAAATGAAATATCTTGTCAGGTGTTGTGTTATTGATTTGGTGATAATCGTAATATTTTCTCGAAATATCGCTCATTATCTCCTTATCAACATCTTCGCCATATCTCTTTACAACTTCCCCACGATACTGCGCTAAGGTTTCCCTTACTATTGTGTACGCCGCCATAAGCTGTGCCTGCCTCTGATGGTTGATGACATTTGAACCAATGATACAAGCAATGGTAGATGCTGCAATAACGCCTGTTGGAACATATACTGGCGTAGCAATAGCTATTTTCTCCTTGACTGTCAGCGGTTCGCCTTTCCGAAGTTCTTCTTTTCTCAGTTTCCGCATTGCTTTTGGTGTTTCTTTCGCTGCAAATATACCTGTGGCAATAACACCCACTGCGCCTAATACTGTAAGTATTGTGGGTGAGTGTTTCCGTACGAATATCTTTGCACATGGTACTAATCCTTTCATATAAATTCCTCCTTTAAAAATGTATTTATAAAAATAAAAGACCCAATGTATTAAACACTGAGTCCTCTATAATTATCTTCTTCTGTTTATCAATTTGACAATTAACCAGATAATAAATCCTATACATACGATCACATCACTGAATACCAGTATAAATATACTACCGCCTACACTGACGGCAATCACTGTAACTGCTATTAAAATTAATGCAATCATTAGTAACAGTAATATTAAAAACATAATCGTCACCTCCTTCATTATAGAAGCTGTAAGTATCGCGACAAAAAATAAAAGTGAGAAATCTATGATTCCATAGACCCCTCACCTTTTCTCTAATAATTTCGCCACATATCCTTTTTCTCAAAGAATATTAATGTCCCTAACGGAACCATAAATACCGTTGCTGTACCGTCATTACTTATGAGTGCTGCCACAATACCCAATAGCACCATAACCAAACCAAATATCTTGTTTCGCCATGTCTCTTTTAGGTTTATAACAGCCCTCTCACGCAATGTCAGTTTTCGTTTCCGCATTAAAGTTCTCATTTTGTCATTCCTCCTTAAAATATATGTTCATAAAGGTGGATGCATTTTTCGCGAAAACCAAAAAAAAAGAAGAGTCCCTTAGGACTCCTCCTCTTTCTCATTATCCATTTCATTTACTCTTTCTTCATACCATTTACATTTACTTAGCATTTTTTCTTCAATTTTATTGAATATGTAAGGTATAAACATCCCTACAATACAAACAATGTTAAGTACGATCGTACCCCTCCAATGTCTCTTGTAGAATTTGCCGCAATCCTTACATAGTTTCAAATAATCTTTAAAATAATCTTTCATAATAGTTTCCTCCTTTGAAATGTAAAAAAACGTTAATTTCTTCATTATAGGAGTTGTAAATATCGCGAATTATGCCAAGTCCATTATAAAACAGTGTTCATATTCTGTATTTCCATCATGTATGTAAATGCATATGATGACTCCAGTATCAGATTCCAAAGTAGATTCTATAGAAATATAACTACCATTGCCGTAATAATTGACCAAATATGCTAAATCACGTATCGATACTTTGGATCCCCCACGTATTTTTCCTTTTGCCGACGCCAAACTTACCTGGCAAATATCAGCAAGTTGCTGAAATGTGAGTTGTAACGTCTTTTTTAAATCAAGTAATACATCTGTGAGCTTTTCTTCTGTGATTGTGTTTGTAACAACTGTACTCATCTAAATATCCCTCCTATCAAAACAGGTCTCCCATCTTGCTCTTGGTAATGGCTTCATCCGTAATGCATGCATGATTTGCCTTACTGTCACTGTGGGATAATGTCCACCACTACGCAATCCGGCACGATCATCAAAAAATTGCTTAAATCCTTCTGCAAGATATATGCTATCTACCAACCATGGGTCTATCTCACCCCACCAAGTTCGCTTTGTATCAGGGTCGTATCTTTGCTGGATGACTGCCAATCCCAGATTCTCTATCAAATATAAAGTGCATTGATCATATACCGGATGATCGCAAGCATATATAACGCCGTACATAGATGTATAGTGCCTCGGCTTTTCATAGTGATATCTCATGTTTTTCAAACTCCTTATTGGAATCGAGACTGTCCTTATATCGCGTAACCATGTCCAGAGCATTGCTGGTGGTAATATATACTATTTTAGGTTTTATCTTTTCTGGCGCATATCCGGATATCTTGCGTAATGCTTCTTTTGACCCCTTGCTTATGCTCATTATTGTCTCCTCCTAAAAAATAAAAAGAAGAGAATCTTCATTTGAAGACCCCCTTCCGTTTGTTGGTTCTGTCCTACTTACTTTCTTTTAAAGCTTGTAATTTCACGCCACGCCTGCTTTCCAGATTCAGTTGAAGCGATATTTCCCTCAGTTTCAAACTTGACATTTGTTATAACACCCCAAATCAGAAGACCTGCATTAGCCAGTATTCCAAGTCCTGTCAGAGCATGTCCGACCCACCTACTGCGCCTTTCTGATTTATCTGATTCAGCTTTAAGTGCAAGCTCAGCTTCACTCTTAGCTCTATCGGCCTCAATCTTCTCAAGCTCAATGTATTTGTCGGTAAGCTCCCCAATTCCTCGAACTGCTGGATTGTAGTCTTCTGAATTCATATCGATATCATTCAAAGCATCAATCTCTTCCAGAATCTCGCCTTTTAACTTCTCCTTAACTTCCTGCATAGTAAAATCCTCCTTAAAAATATAATTTTCCTACATTACCATAATAGTGCCTGTTATTTGCGCGAATCGTCTCTGAGTAAAATGATACGTTTCTTGTCCAATAAAAGCTTATTTGTTGGAATCATAACATGTACTGAATATTGCTCTGGCTCATTCTCTGGGTCTGTCTGTTCCATTGAAAAACGCCCATATACAGTCTTCTTATCCCCAGCTGTATGCAGTACCATCATTCCGATAGATACACCAAGACCAACACATAAGGTGCATAATATCCACATACTACTTCCTCCTTCCTTGGGTTATATAAATATAACTTGTTTCTCCGTCACCTGCGTACGGAAAGCAAAAAAAAAAGAAAGAGCCCTTGTTAGGACTCCTCCTCCAGAAATATAATCGACCCCTGTATTCGGGTTCGAGTCTTTAATTCCGCCTCCAAAAGTTCTGCTACTTTGTTTACTGTCATGTTCACCGTGACAGTTGTATAGAACTTGTCATCTTCTATTAAGGTTTCGACCACCCCATAGATCTTAACCTTTCTCGAATTAATGACACGCTCTACATCAACTGTACGAGTTCCATTTCCATTCCCGCAAATTGTTATCGTATTCTTTTTCCTTTTGTTAAACATAATAACTCCTCCTCTGAAAATATCGATTATTGTTTCATTATAGGAGTTGCGATTTTCGCGAAAAAAAAGAGGACTCCATGCGGAATCCCCTATTCTTTTTATTTACCGTAAAGTTCCTTTTTAAGTTCGTCGACCTTCCTATGCGACTTAATCAACTCGTCAGTCAAAAGGTCAATTAATTTGTCTTGTTCTTTAATTTTAGTTTTTAATTTTTGTACCTTCTTTACTAACTTGATATAATCTTCATCCGTCATAATAGTTTCCTCCTTAAATGAAAGTATATTAGTTTCATATAAGGAGTTGTAGATTACGCGAATCTTATTTGTTAGTTTTTGTGTAATGGCGTTCTGCTATAGCTCGCTTCTCACCATCAAAATATGCATATCGAAATATTATCTCAGTATCGGTTTCTATGCGTCCGCCAGTTAGCTTGTCGTCAGTTGTTACATCTTTATTACACATCATATAATCACCTCCTAGTGTATCGTGATTATAGCATCATACAGATAAAAGACAAGACTTGACAACAAAAAAAACAAAGGAGTTGTCAAAAATATCAACAACCCCTCTGCACTGCATCTTATAGCATTATCTCATATATACCTTTCTCGTAAGTATTATATATTATTATTGGAGGTAGTTTCCTACCATCAAATTCAATATTCACCTCTAATCCGTCCACAGTTCTTGGTTTTATGACTGTTGTTGTCTTTCCATCCGGATCAATAACAACCACACCCCAATAATCTGGACTATTCATAAAACAAATATCGAATCTCTGATATTCGTCTACCCCATCAATAGTCAATCCGATACCTACGTGCGTAGATTTCTGCGATACTGTTACAAATGTTGCCTTGTTTACTGCTTCCATAACAATTCCTCCTTTGTTTTTTATTCATATAAGAGGTTGTTATTTTCGCGTCTTATTTAGTATCCAGAAGAACTTTCTGTATCTATCGTAATACGTATCTTTTGAACAAGGGATGCTCATACGGGTAACCAACGTATTGTACGACACCCCCTCTGTCACACCATGCAAAATATAATCGGCAAGTTCGTCATCCGCCTGCTCAGCTGCATCTTTTATAAGGTCCATACGTTCTGAGAAAAACGCTTTTGCCTCAGCACACTTCGCTGTCGGATCACCATGCATATACGTTCTGCCTATACCTGCAAGTGCATCTGGTCTTTGACTTAACCCATTCAGTGAAATGTATGCACTATGCCATATGGGATACTGTAAACAAAAATGCTTGAGTTCATAGTATCTGTGCTTCTCAATCCAATACTTACTATTTTGTGAAATATCAGCTCTTATTGTTGTACTCATATCTTTCGTTCCCCCTTCCAAACATATCCCGTCTCCTCATACAATTTCTTTGGAGAAATATAGAAGTTGATACGTCCATGACTTATCCTTAGATCATCCAATTCAGTTACAACTTTTCCATCTCGAGTCGCTATCCCTATGGGCAGCCACCCTTTGATAATCCCAGCACGAACCCAAGTAGCATCTTTATGATATACTTTGGCTGCCACAGCTACCGGGACTGATCCAGCTGTAAATTCAATTATTTTTTCTTCTGTGTTTTCCACTATTGAGCACCTCCTTACATATCTAATAATATAGATATACAAGTATTTTGTTAAACGGACTCGAGTGGAAAAATATGGTAATCAATCGTCTTTTTTAAAGTCACGTTTCCATTCTTTTACCGTAGTCTCACTCGGATAATCTTCAAAACCTAAAGTGTCTTGTGTGATAAGCCCTTCCACTACGCCGTTTATAATCTCCGCATCATATTGTTTGAATGGGAAAATATCCTCTGTAATACTTCTGTGCACTTTGCCACAGTTTTTGCATTTATACCTCTTTATAAAAATATATTTACTTTTATGCTCCCGAAGACGTACAATACGTTTAATTTTATCGTAATATTGTAATTCGCCGCCGCAATCTGGGCAAAACTCTGCTCCCTCTAAAATCATATACACCTCATTTTTCTAACCTAGATTAAGAAATAGAACCCCAAAATTCGTCAGATGTACTAATCAACAATTCGTACATTGGTAGTATATGATGATGCTTACAAAAATATTTATAGGAGGAATATACATGTTAATGAAATGTCCAGAATGCGAATTACAAGTCAGTGATAAGGCTATTGATTGCCCGCATTGCGGGTATCCACTGAAACAAGATAGTAGACAACCCAGGAAGCAAAGAAGAAACTCCCACCCAAAGCTTCCAAACGGATTTGGTCAGATATGTAAATTAAATAATCCAAATCTAAGAAACCCATATCGAGCTATGGTTACTGTCGGTCGAAACGAGTTGGGACGATACAACACAAAAATAATTGGATACTACAATACATATAATCATGCGTACGAAGCCTTGGTCGATTATAACAGAAACCCTTATGACTTGGATAGTGACATTAAAATGTCTGAGTTATATGAAAGATGGTCTAAGGTATATTTTGAAAATGCGTCTGAAAGCAGCCAGAAGTCCATGTCAGCCACTTGGCGATACTGTAGCTCATTATATACCATGAATGTGAAAAACGTTCGTACAAGGCATTTAAAAGGGTGTATACAAGACGGTTACATTATAAAAAAGGGAGAGAAGAAAAAAGCGTCTGCTAATATGCAAACTTTAATGAAATGCTTATTTAACTTGTTATTTGATTACGCCGTTGAATATGAGATAGCAGACAAAAACTATGCCAGAGATTTTTCATTATCAAATGATATAAAACAGGAACGAGAATCTATAAAAAAAGGACATATTATCTTTACAGATGAAGAGTTACAAACATTATGGGATAATGTTAATAAATTACCATATGTTGATCTAATACTTATACAAATATACTCTGGATGGCGACCTCAAGAATTAGGTCTAATAAAATTAGATCGTGTTGACCTCAGCGGTGGTTTTTTCATCGGAGGATTAAAGACTGATGCCGGAATAGATCGCACGGTTCCGATACATTCAAAAATACTGCCACTAGTACAGCAAAGATATCAAGAGGCAACTCGACTTGGCAGCAAATACATTTTCAACTACACGAATGGTAATGGGAAATATGATGCCGTGTCGTTAACATACAGACGCTATCATGATATATACAAAACCATATGTGATACGTTAGGATTAAACCCTGAGCATAGGGCGCATGATCCAAGAATGCAATTTGTTACTATGGCCAAAAAATATAAAGTCGACCAGTTTGCCATAAAATATATCGTTGGACATAAAATAAATGATGTTACAGAAAAGGTATACACAAAACGAGAACCATCGTGGCTAAAAACAGAAATAGAAAAAATAGAATAGAATGCAACAATCACGATGTATGAACAGTGTACTAACTATCAATATTTTAAGTACATAAATGGTGTATGAATAATGTATGAACTGATCAATTTCAGGCAATTTTTATTACTTTTATATACAATAAGAGTCGCCTATTTTACTCGTTTTTCGTCGTGGTAATGAATATAAGCATTCTATATTAGTTAAAATACAACACATGCACTATAAATATAAATGATAAATTTTTTTCAGGGAATATTATTCTTCACGATTTCAAACAATGTTCACACAAAAGGCAAAAAAATAAAGTCTCTGACCAAAATCTTCAATCAGGACTTTAAAATAAAAAGATGCGGGAGATGGGACTTGAACCCACACGCCGTTTCCAGCACTAGATCCTTAGTCTAGCCTGTCTGCCAATTCCAGCACTCCCGCATGTTTCATATGATGTTGACAATGCGTTTGTCACCAACGAATAAGATAATACCATCCCTGAACTATAAAGTCAACATCTTTTTTCAAATTATTTGTCCTTATTTTTTGAATTTTCTAGAATATCTGACTTCATGCGAAACTGAACTATGACCACAATAAAAATAAAGCTTCACGACCTAGCTTGTCCAAGTCACGAAACTTTATTTTTGAATACGGCAAGACCGCCTCCAATATCAGATCTTGATCATGTTTGTGAGTTTCCTGTCCACATCCTTCATCAGATGTTCTTTGAATGCAGTGTAATATTCATGTGTGAACTGCGTATACAGAAACTTATTCCACAGATTGCTGCAATATGTACTGTCAAAATCATAGTATGAATCCGTGTACACCAGACCATTACTAAATCTTGTCACGTCAAGATATGGTTCCTTACCCGCATAGTTGAGCCTCATTACAAGGTTCTTCTGCTCGCTGCAGCAAGCAAATGTCTCAAGGAACATCTTCATCTGATCCTTTGTTATTCTCTCTACGAACAT